TCATCTAATTGCATGCTTGATAATGACTTGTACGGGCGTAGAGCCCACATAATCTTCATACTTGAGAGTACTTGGGTCTATATGGCCGTCCGGGCGCATAATTCCGTACATGCGAACCTTCTGGATCATCATGCCCCCAAGAAGTTCGTTTAAACGATGTCTTATCCGATCCTCCAGTTCCCGGTACGCCGGATCGGTCTCGATCATCGCGCTACGGGTCTCCCTTGCGTTGATGACCGCGCACCTCGTTCGGTTGATGTACGCCCCTATCTGCTCGTCCTTGATGCCCGGAACGATCTCTTGGAGTATCTGGATGATAGCGTATCGCGCGAAGAACCGCTCGGTCGTTCGGCGCTTATCGCGTACATCCGACATCCGGAGGTCGCACTCGATCTGGACGGCCCGGTCAAGGCAGATCACCTTCTCATTTTCCTCCAGCCTCATAGCGGTCGAAGTGGATGTAGGGGAGTTGATTCGGTAGGAATTTCCATGCCGAGCGCGGAAGTGTGAACTTCGCCAGACCAGCGGCCATAGCCAAGATCAGGAACTTCTCCATGACCATCGGCTCTCCGGTCCACATCGTACCGTCGCGGCGCGTTGCGAGGAGCGAGAACGGCCCGGATAGATCGAAGAACTCGTCGGGGAGGTCGTCGATCATCTTCCCGATCTCAGGAAGGTGTTTCTGGAACTTCTTGCGGTAGATGAACTGGACCCCACTGATGGAATCCACGATGATGTCCGGACCCTTCGGCTTCTCGCCGATAGGGTAGGCGCATTCGGCGAACAAGTCGTTCACCCGGTCGTATTCGAGATTATACATAGCGATTGAATGATAAGTGATCGAGAGAAACTCCACCGACGACGTTTTCCACGCGAACAACCCAGTCGCCAGACCCAAGTTGCCACGGCATGCCGCGGAACTTGGTCTTGACTGGTTCGCTATGATCAACGTCGGAGATGTAGTGGTAGTAGTAAACGTCCGCGCCGGGCACTACCTCCTCCGGCCGTATGCCGAATTTCTTACTGCACATTGTCGCTGACTCTTTTGAACTCAGACGCAAGAATCTCTTCGAAGTCGGTCAGGTCGCCGATCCAGTCGAAGTCAACGCACACGACCATCTCCTTGGCCTTGTTATCGTGAGCAAAACCGGGGGTGAATATCTTCGTTTCGATACCCACAGCCGAGGATAGCTCGTGTTTGTACACCGTCGGAATCGTTTCGAGTTCGGTCTTGATGCGTTTATACTCAGGGCTCTTGGTGTTGAGTTGGTAGTGGTTCTCGCCTCGAACCTTTTTCCAGCCGATCTTCGCCTCCTCCGAGGTAAACATTACCGGGAGCACGTTCGGGCTGTAAAACACCCCGCCGAAATGTTTGTAGGTGGCGATGCCGAGTTTGGTCAGCACCTTCTTCTGAATTTCGAAGACGCGATCTCGCTTCTCTTCGAACTCAAGTACCCGCTTCCACGTCGGAGAGCCGGGTTTCACTTTGTAGTACACGTTCATGACCTTTGCTTTTTTAATGATTTCTTACTTCGATTCGATTTTTCATAGCTCTCCTATGCTTTTAGCGATACCTACGACATCGCCGAGGTTTTCTTTTGCTATCTTGAGTCCGTAATGGGCGATAACACCAGCCAGCAGGATAGCGGTTCCAATCCGGAAGTCGTACTTGTCGTTCGCCCATTCCTTGGTCTCGTTCAGTTCCTCTTCGGTCTTGATCTCGGCGACCGGGACCGGGTTCGGGTAGCCTTCCAACGCCACGAATACCGGACTGATGTTCGCCTCGACTACATACCAGTGCTTGTTCTTGGTCCAGAACACCGTCTGGCCGATCTTGAATTTACTCTGCATCGTTGTATTCTAATACTCGTTTGACTGCAATTTTGTGCCACTTTCCGCCGCGAGGCCGTTCGATTTCCACTTCGTTGAAATGGTCGGCGATCTCGGCCAGCGACCAGCCCTTGCGCTGTAATGCGAGGGCGTACTTCTTTGCTTCGACCATGCGCGGGTCCACAACCCGGTTCTCGGCGATCCGCTCCATCCGGCGAGCCAGTTGATCCGGAGACATCGGCCCCCGCTGGGGTCGCGGATTCCCGAGCCGTGTCACCCGGCGCCCGGCCTTGGAAATAAAGAAGCCCTGCTCCTTGAGTTGCTTCTTCCGGACGCCGAGTGCCGACTTTGTTCGGCCCGAGATAAGTTCGCGCTCTGTTTGAGCCAAGCCGATAGCGAGGCAAAAGGTGATCGTTGTCGCCTCGGGGTAGTCTATCGCCAGCAGATCGACCCCCGTGTTGCGCAAATACAGCGCGTACTCCGCATCACGGGAGAGTCGATCCAGTTTGGCGACGATCAACGTTGCACCTTCACGCGCGGCCAATTCCATCGCGCGACGAAGGCCCGGTCGGTTCCGATCCTTTCCACTGCGAATGTCACGGAACTCGCCGATATTCTGCCCGTGTGTGCGGGCAATATATTCGCGGCACTGATCGAGTTGGGCTTCCAAACCGAGGCCGGATCGCCCCTGCTCTTCGGTGCTCACGCGAGTGTAGATGCAATACTTTTTCATGTGCTATAAATATAGTTTACAACATAGGGAAGGCACTCCTCGAATGACTGCATTTCGGCGCATTTGTCATCTTTGTGGGGACAACCGAGGCATTTCCTTTGCCGGGCATAATCTTCCATCACAATGCGCCGGAAATCCTCTTGCGTGAGGCCATCGTCATAGTCAGCATCCCGAACGACCATCAGGCATGATAGGTGCGCCTTCCATGTGTATATCTCACCGTTGTCCTTGATGGTTTGGATATTGTATTTCTCCCCCTTTTTGATCTTGCCGGAGCAGAAATTACAGACGTGATCCTTTCGCGCGACGACGTTGTTATCAGCTAACACTTCCATCCTTCTCTCTGGTTACGGCTTGCATCGCCGCGATCTTCATTCCGTTGATCTTCTGGTGTTGCATTCCGAGTTCGATTCCGATGATAATGAGTAGTTGATCTCGGCGGTTCGGCTTCACTCTGATGTTCTTCTCCAAAACGCCCAGAATGATCTCGGAGGCTTCGGTCATAAGCGCGATGCGGTTGTTTTTCTTCTCGAAGGCTTTTTTCGCCTCCTCTATTTCGTTCCACATCTCCGCCCACTTATCCTCGTCGAAGTAGTCGCCGAGCATGGCCTCAACGAAATTCATGTTCTTGTGATCCCAGCGAGCCGGAGCAAGCCAGTCGAAATTCTTTTTCATGTTATTCGAATATTTGAAGTACAGCCACCGAGGTGGACATATTGGTGATGCCCGTGATACGGGCTCGGCATTTGGAGCCGTAGGGGATGTAGACACAACCATCGGGCATACATGTGATACGGGCTATCGTCCCGTTCGGGAGTTCCGCCATCGGCCACTTCTTCGTATCGTCGAAGGGGTTCTGGATGGCCGTGACGAGAATCTCGGAGCCGACGCGGTACGGCCCGTCGCCGGAGTCTCCCTCAAACTCGTGCGAGCCCATAACCGAGGGTGCGGCGGGGGGGGGTGGTACTTTTTTCTCTTTGCGTGGCCGAAGAATGTTCTGGCCCATTGCGATGCCGACGAAATAGCCAGCCTTTTTCGCGTTGTCGAAATCTCTGATGAACCACCAGATACCCAGCACCCGGACGTAGGCGGCCCATTTACCATTGTGAAGTCTTCTCTCGAATTTCATAGTTTTAATTCAGTAATTTATTAAGCATTAGCGGCTCAGTTGCGCGGAGCCGTACCGCGGTTATTTGTGTTTGTGCTGTTCCGAGACGTAATACGCCCCGATGACATACTTGTCCATAGCGATATAGCTTTTCGATCTGGATGTCGGTGAGAGTTTTTCCGTAGAACGATCCTGAGAATAGAATCCAGTCGTGGTGTACCTTCACCCAGCCGTTCTCTTCCAGCCAGCGATCCGGATTCCGCATCTCTTTGACTGGAATCTTTTTGGACGCGAGCAACCGTTCAGCGATGTTGAGGTGGAGCAGGTTTCCCGTGCTCCCGTTGAGGCCGTAGAAGTCGCCATCGGGCGACAGCCACCCGGCGTCGTACCCCTCCGTGATCTCCACGGGCTCCAACTCGGTTTTGTGGTACTCTTCTATTCTCATTTCGTTCTCCATAAACTCCGACAGCCGTTGCTTCTGGAAGTCCTGCTTCCGGATGGAAGCCTCTACTTCGGGATCGGAGCACGCGAGGGAATCGAGGATCGCTCGTACACGAAGAACGGAATCGGAAAAGAGCACTCGGGACGTGTTCAGCGCATCGCACATCCATACGATAACCTCGTACACTTCGCCAACCCTTACAAAGAAGCCGTTAGCTCCTTCCACCACTCCCTTGATCTGTTCGACCGTGCCGGAATGCGGATTGTCGAGAAGTCCCGCGTCCTCGCATCCGGAAATGTAGCTGACAAGTTCCGGGTATCGCACCGTGAACTCAAACTTGCCGCCAGCGTCCGCGATCTTCTGCCGAATACCCTCAAGGCTTTTCACCCACTCCTTCGCCTCTTCTTCCAACAGGACGCGCTGGGCCCTAATCCAGTCATTGAACTTTCCTCCGGCTCCGGGTGTCCCCAGAACTTCCTGCGTCGCCTCGTCTTCGCCGAGGATGATCTTGCCGTCCAAAATATCGACGGCCATGCCTTCGGTGCACCCCGGTAGAGACTTGGTGATGATTTCGACAGCCTCTCGCGGATTGTATTTTTCCGTCAACTTCTCCCACGCAATCCGCTGGAGCATCTGGCCGAAGCCCTTACCTATCGTGAATGTTAATCCTCCTTCCATGACGCAAAGATAAATGTTTAATTTTTAATTTGCAAGTTAAAACTCCCTTATTATAATACCTTTTCCTTTACGACACCCTTACGACGACGCCCTTGTGTCGGTCATCGTCCCGGTTGAAGGACATGAAGTGCGCATCGTTGATCTCCAGCCCGATGATTGCGTCCACCTCGTCGGCCAGCGCATATTTGAACTCATAATCGTTGTTGTCGCTCACTTCGTCGCCCAAAGCGAATTTGTGCTCCGAGAAGGACATCGAGTCTGCGTCCCACCACTTCGCCACAAATCGGCGGCTCAGCAGTTCGTTGTTGTTGATGTAGTTTAAAAACGTTGCCATAATTTACTCGATTCTTGTGATGTAACCGACCGTCCGGTTGTCATCGGGGTTATACATGAAGGTAATGCTGCCTCCGGGCAACATGTAGATCAGTTCGTCGATGTGGGTCTCGATGTACTTGCGCATCATCGGGTCTTCGCACGGATTCGATAGCTTGAACTCGTACCTCACATTGGCCCGTTCCTTCGGGTCGTTGTAGTAGGCGACGAATGTTCTCTCTTCGACAACAGTCTCGATGATGGATTTCTGCACCGAAAACCCTTTTCGCACCTTGATCGTTCCGATCTCGTTACTTTCGATGGTGGTGATTGTGGCGCTATCGTCGCCGTACAGCCGAACCCAGCCGCCTATCGGTCGGGTGTTGCCAAACTCGATATTTCCAACCACGGCCCAAAGTTCTCCGGACTGGTTAAACCCCAGCAAGCGGTCGGGCCTGCTGGGATGGAAGTGCATGATTTCTCCGTTGAATTTCATTGTTTCAGTTTTTTGAATGGACCCGATTCGTTATCTACATGGTCGATGCGGAACGGGTAGCCCTTCTTGCCGCTCCATAAGAACCGAAGACAGCGGTATTTCGGGCCCATAAAAACCGTATCTCCTTCGATCTTGTTCACCCGCAGGATGACCTCCTCGGGCAAGTACATATAAGTATCTCCTACTTTCATAGTTATCCTCGTTTAAACGATCCTCCCTCCTTTTCGAGTTGATCCTCTATGAATTTCACCGGAAAGGGGTAGCGTCCGTGATCCGACAGATACCCATACATGCTCCTGCACGTCGGGTCTTCGGGCTTCAAGTATGCTACAAAATGCCCCTCCCACTTCTCCCTAATCTCCTCGACCCGGAGCCGGGTGTTGGTTATCGTGTGAATATAAACATCTCCGATTTTCATTTTTTTCCGTCGTAGTTGCCGAAGAGTTCCGACCCGAAGGTCAGGAACGCGACGGCATAGATTAAGATTGTCAGCATATATTTAGAATTTTATTGTCCAGATGTCGAGGTCGTCCGAGCAGTAGGTATGCCGCATCTTGCCACCCAAAAATTCCACGGCCTCCATATAGGGACCCGTCCCGATGGCTCCCTGCCAGTAACGCCCGTAGTCGCCGATGCAAATGGCATACGGGACTCCTACCCACTTATCATTACCGTGCGGCGTGTAGTAGCGCCCCATTTTATCCGCCATTCGCCGGACCTTGGCCGGGGTCAGTCGCCAGATCATGCCCTTGAAGAAGGCGTTGAAGACGTAGGAGAGGGCTTGCGAATGCTTGTCGTAACCGCAACCTATCACAACTGGGGAGGTGTAGTGATGCCACTCTCCGTTCTCGGTCTTTACCTTTGCCTCGGCGGTGCAGGTCGATCCCCATGTGCGGTTTTTTCGCCATCTTACGACGATTTCAGCGCACTTCACGTTCATCTGGGACTTCTCCTCCTTTTCTTTCTCTTTGCGGCTCAAATCGGCCTTAAATTTGTCTATCGCGGCTCGGATCACCGTGTCGCTCTTGATTCCGGTAAGTTTGCGGACGCTGGGGACCGTCAGTCGGCGGCCCTCGATGTTCAGCGTCTTGATCGCTTGATTCAGTGTCATAGCTTTGTCAGTTTAAATGTGTAGTACTTGTCGAAGGTCACGGTCGCGGTGTTGCCTTCAATGCTCAGTTCGTAATGATGCGACACTTCGCCATATTGCATGGCCTCTTCGTAGTCTTTTGCTATCACGGGACCGGGAAGTATTCGTTGGCGGCAGAAGTAGTCCAGATACCGTCGCCACGCGATCTCGGGCGGGAACTTGTCCGGACTTTGGATGGCAAGGTTCGAAAGAAAACCCTCGTAATTGTTACCCCACATCTTGCCGAAGATAGGAGTGTCCGTTCTCGGGTTCACCGCCGTGAAGCCTTCCAGTTTCCAGCCCGGAGTGGTTAGGTATCGGTCGATGATTCTGTACCCTTGCCAGACCTCTACACGCTTGCAGAAGTCCACGTTCGTCCGCCGCTCGATGATTCGTTTCATCGCCGTTCGTATTTCGGGAACCGCCCGGCGTGCGTGATGATGTAGGGGACGTTGATGTCCTCGATCACGTCGAACTTTACCCACGTTCGCAGGTTTTCGCTGAGCCAGTAGACCCGTGCCCGCTTCTTCTCGTTGTCGATCTCCACGACCTCGCCGATCCGGCCGACAACATAATCCCCCTTACTCCGGACAACTTTCTGTCCGATCTCTACATGTTGCATAATACTTGTTTTAAAATTTCGTCTGCTTCTTTCTCCTCGGCCGCCCGTACAGCGGCCCGGTATTCGGGCCATTTCCGGTCGGCGAAGTCCTGCACGGTCTCCGCCACCTTGTCGATGCCCTTGTAAATTTCCTTCGTCTTGTTGAGGCTCACCCGGTTCCCGAAGTATGCAAAACACTTTCTTTGCAGGTCCTCCAGATTCCGGAACGGCGGGATGTACTCCTCAATGTGTCGCTCGTCCCCTACCTCGATGTAGCCGAATCGGTCGCCGTCGCGGTAGAAGTGCAGGAACTTGAAACGCCAGTTGTAGTTACTTGCTCGGATGTCGGTGCACTCGTCCGGCAATATAATGAACCTTTTCATGGCATAAGAAAGTCTGCCGCGAGGATCATCTCCTCCATGATGTATGAATCGCCGTTATCCTTCAAAAACGCTTCGACGGCCGCCTCTTTGATCTCAGAGTGCTCCCACGATTCGGAGTTAATCATGTTCAGGCGGTTGAGTTTCAGTGGCAAATACTCTCCGGGATTGGTCTGTTCCCGGTTGATATACCGGGTGTATTTGTCGTCTACATCCTTGACCCGGAGACGCTCGAAACGCTTCTCGATCTTGTTGTGCCGCATGAAGGTAATACGGTGGGAGTCTACACACGTCCACGACCCCAAATCGGGCTGGAACTTGTAGCAGAACCCTCCGGTCGGCTCTTTGAAGACTTCTACCTTTGCGTTCGCTCGTTTCGCCACCGCGACCGCATAGGGAACCCACGAAGCTCCCTTGCAGGTCACAAATTTATCCGTCGCCATGTATACTTCGATACCAACGTACCGCATTCGTTCAACTATGAACTCCTGCTCTTTTTTAGAAAATGTCATGGTAGTAGATTTTGAGTTCGGCTCCAAAAGATTCTACTTTCATACCCTTTGAATTTGGCCGAGGCTGACAATATATTGTATGTCGCAGATCGGCGTGATAAGTTCGTAAATAGGTTCATGCCAGTTGTTTCCGGTTCCGTAGAAGCCGTTGAAGGTGAACCGGGCCCCGTGCATATTTGCCCACTCCAACGCCTTCTCCTCCGGATTCGAGAAGGGGTTATTCTTGCGCTCGGCACCCCTCGGTGTCTGGTACTTGTCCCACAACCACGCGAACCCCTTTTGCGCTTGGTCATAGCTGACCGGGATCGGGTTCTCGATCTGGATTCGCTCACCCCGGTTGCGCCTCCGTTTCAGGAGCAAAATTTCGTTTTCGTTGATCCAGCCCCGCTCCTCGGCGGCGGCAATGATCTTCTCAGTCGTCTGTTTCATCGTTCAGTTCGTTGTTAAGGTCTATTAATTCTTTGAATGTCTTGAGGTTGTCGAGGACCCAGTCCCCGATCTCGCTCCACCTCTTGTTAAGAAGCGCGTGAGAAATGCGGCTCGTTAGCGTTCCGATGCTCGCGTCGATGTGTTTCACGGCCTCCTCCCGAGTATCGAAGAGGTGGCCGTCGTTGGTCTCGTATTTAGCGATCCTTTTCATAGATGTCGTTGTAGAGTTCGTCGATTAATAAATCCAGCCCGTACACTTGGAAGACAAAACCCCCGCCGAATACTCGGCCGCGGTACCGTCTCCCTCCGTGCTTGTTCGCCATGCGGCGGGCCGATTCCATTTTGTCCACATGGTCGCCGGGGTGATCCTCGTGGACCAGATCGAGGAAGTGGATAATAAAGCGCGGGTTCCCGTAAACGTCGCGCGTCGTGTACATGCCGCCGCTTTTAACGGTTCGGCGATATTCTTCTCGTGTCATGTTTTTCTGCTCTTATTTCGAAACCGATCCGGTAAATCGTTTCCTCGCCTTCTGCCATTCGGTAGTCGGCGGCTCCTACTTGCGTACCGTTCACAAAATAGGAGACATAGCCGTGCCCGGTGCGGGCCTTCAAATCGTTTACGGCCTCGCGGATGCTTGTGTATGCCTTCATAGTACTACCATATATCCGAGCCGGGTTCGAATCCATCCGCGCTGGCTCTTAGGCGCGGCGGCTAAAATGTCTTTCATGTCTTGTTCGTCGATCCGGACCACCCCGTTCACCAGCGGTTTCCCCGCCGCCCGGTCGAAAATCCGGTACTTCTTCGGGTCCACCGTGATGACATAGTTCCCGGTGTCGATGGTGAAGTGATCGCGCCCGAACTCCAGCGCTTCGCGGCCGAAGTCTGCCTGCCAGCGGCTTTTACCGATGTCGTATACAAATACCATTTTCGTAAAATTCAAAGTTGTTATTTTCCGCGAAGTCCGCGAAATATTCTTGGCTTCGTGTGTATTTCACGTCCTCCGAGCACGCCTCGAAAAAGGCTGTCATACACTCGTTAACAACGTCGCCGAAGTCCTTTCCGTCTGTCGGTTGTTTCGCCGGGCCGAGGATCACGTCGTCCAAATAAAACCCGGTCGGCTCGAAGAGGGACAAGCAGTGCCGGATATATTCATTATCCGTTATCTCTTCGTCCCCCTCGTTTTTCGCCCGCCACTGAAACGAATGGCAGTAGGAATCGTATTCGTACCCGTAAACCTCAATCCCGAAGGCGTCACAGAACGCCTCCAACGTGCGGCGGTTGTCGGCCTCGAACGCATAGTCGGGTTCCCACGCCTTGTAAGCCGTGGCCTTCGCCTCCTCCGAAAGTTCGGAGTAGCTGTAAATCGTTATCGTTTCAGTGCGCATCGTTTCGATAGTTTAAAGTGAGTATAATTACGTTGCCTCAAATACGTTACGGCCTCCTTCTCTTCTGCCTCCGTCGCCGGGCGGGTCTCGCGGCGGTAGTACTCTAATCCGGCTTCGAAGTGGTCCCCTCCGACCTCTAAAGCGGAAATTAGGCCGTTTCGTTCCATGCCAAAATACACCTCGATTGATTCGGTCGCCTTGTGTACCCGAACCACAATCCGCCGATATTCCCCGCCGACGAAAACCCCGTTTTCGCCCTTTCCAATGATGTCTCGGCCATCCGGGGTCAGGGCTGTGTAGTAGCCATCGCCGTGGCATAGAACCCACTCCGACCGTTCGATTGCCTGCTGTTTAGCCTCTTCGAATGTCATAAAGATAACCGTTTTTTGATTGCTTTCCTTAATTCGACCTTGTTTTTCGCCTCTATTCGGTCAAAAAACCCGTCCAAATCCTCAATATAGGCGGACGTGTCGAGGTGGTGCCCGATAACGTGCGGCCCTAATTTCACATTCCAGTCGCGCGTTAACACAATCCGGTAATATACCGCCGGAAGACGGTACATTGCCTTCAAGCCGTTCAACTCAGCCAAAGCCGCCGAAGTCAGTAGGTAGTATTCGCCCGTCTTTGGGTCGATACAAAGCCAGTACCCGACGCGACGATCCCGCCACGCCTTCACACCCTTCGTTACCGCGTTTTTCAGTGTCATTTTGTCGTAATTATATAGGTTCGTAATTCGTCGATCCAAAACTCCTCCCGGTCACTCTCGTTCATGTTTTGGAATAGCCGCGTAATTTCGTCTCTTTTCATAGTCTTATGATTCTTTCAGTTTGTAAATCGTGCGTTCCGTTCAAGGAAAACCCGTTGCGATACCGGACCCGAACCGGAACCCGGAACGCCTTAAAAAAGCCGTTCATATAGTTTTGGTTCGTTCGGGTCGGGGTCAGGCATTTGCGCACTACCGGGCAATTTCGCGCCCCTCGTACACGACGATCCAATCGCCGTAATAACACCGCACCGGGCCTACTTCCGTTCGGGCCCTAAGTGCGTCAATAATTAGTTGCTGTATCATAGAAAATACTCGTTTAATACCCGTGCGCAATCCTCCGGGCTTCCTATGAATTCCGCCGCACCGCCGCCCGGAAAATAGACGGCGGTCCCGGCTTCGATATTACGATCCACGCGACCGGGAACGCGCCCCGTTTCGCAAAGTGCCGACATGTAATTCGTCACAAGATTGATAACTTTTTTCATTCCCTTGTCCATAGCTACACGAATTTTACTTGTCCGTTATACTCCAATGTTACCGCCTCTTGTTTCATCTCGTCGCGTATTTCGGTTGCCAGCGTGTACACCTCTTCGAAGTGCTCCCCGAAGGATTCCGGGGTGCAAAAAGCGTACACAATAGTCACGCTTTCGACCACAAGCGCACCCGAATTCGACACCCAACCCCCGACGGCCGGGGTCGAGGTACAGCCCCCGAACCACTCCGAAAATTTGGTCATCACCTTGTTTACGAACTCTTTGTTGTCGGTCGGAACATTAACGTCCGTGGTGCTGGGAACATAAATTGCGACCTTTGCGTTAAGGTCAAATTTGAAGTTTTTCATAATTCACTGGTTACGATTAATGACATAATTAAGGCCCCGAGAAAGCAAGCCCAAAAAAAGACCTCCGCGGCCCGACGGCTATTCCATTTCATAGATAAAAATAAATTGGTTTTCAGTCTGGACGCACGCTACTGGGGTGTCCTTGATTTTGGTTATAAGGTCGCGCCCGTCCTCGGAATCGCCCCAAACAGCCGCCATGTCGGAGCCGTTCGGGATCGTGCCGAAGAGAAGCGAACCCCCGAACGTTGCCGGGTCTACTATCGCATCCTTGCTAAAAAGGGAATACACGCTGTTATAAATGCCTAATTCGCAAACAGCCGAAAGGAAATCGAATGCTTTCATAATTTAGTGATTTGGTTAGAGGTCCGGCGCGGTAAGCGAACCGCAGATATTTAGGTTATATCTCAATTCTGAATTAATCCGGACCAAATAACACAACCCCTTTCGCTCTCCGGACGCGGGTTGTTTGCGTCCTTTCTTGCCCCCGTGACTGGTGTAATGCCTATGCGGGTATCTCTCGCGGTAGTCTGTATTTCAGTTCCGCGGCCCTTTCGTACAATCACACGCGGGCAACGCTCGGGTTTTTCTGGTCCCTATCCATACCGGGCCTTTTCTGTCGTAACGTGACGGGTGCGGCTCGGTGTCCTCCGTTGGTTTGTTTCGGCTTTCCGTGTGCATCATGTGCGAGGCGGGAATGTGTAGGGCGGCAAGGGCTTCGATAGTGTTAGTATCGCGGTTTAGCGAAATGCCGTTTTCAATTCCTCGTGTGTTGCGGATGCGTGCCCGGCGTGCCTAAGAACTAAGGCGGGACCGGAGCGAGGCGGGCGGAAAGTCTTTGAAAGAACGTGCAACGCCTTTGGGTGGGTTGCTGGTGCAAAGATAAAACACGATTTTCGAATATGCAATAGCACTTAACAAAAATAATCCAAATAGAACAGCATTTGCCGTTGCGAACCCCATTTTGTGGAGAATATGAACAATTTTTTGGGGCCTTGCGTGTTTTATGCTGATTTTAGGCAAGGTTCAACGATTTAACCCGCCCTATTTCGCACGGAAACGCCCCAAATTTCGACGATCTGCCAAAGACGGGCAACTATACCACCCCGGAGGAGATCGGCGAAATGCGTGAATTACAGCAAGTTACAACAACGGTCCCGGATGCGGCAAAAAGATGCCGATTTTATCGCGTTGAACTTTTGAACGGGGGCAAGTACCGGACGAGGGGAGAAATGCCACCAAATCGCCGGAAACGGGGCAAAGATGGCAGGGGCGGCAAGGGTGGAAAAGTGGAGGAGCAAGAGCAAAGAAGGTGGAAAATATTTATTAAACAAAGGCGGTCAAAATTCCGAGGCCATTAACAAGAATTTTCCAAAATACCCCAAAATGCCCAAAAATGGAAATGCGGTGTTTGTTGGTGATTTTAGGAGGTTTGCGGCGGGTGGTGTTTCCTTTTTATGGCGGCAAAGTTTCGTTTTGTTACTTTTCGTGTACCAAAATGTAACAAATCTAAAGCAATAATTTATTGTAAAAAGTGTATAAAATATAGCAAATTTGGACAAACATCTGATAATCAAGGAGTTGTGCGTAACTCATTGATTATCAAGGGTTTAGAGGGGGTCAAAATGGTCGTTTTCACCGTTTCGCATTTGTTTTCAAGGGTTTGCAAAAAGGCTCCAGAATTCGACCTAACTAACGTTATGTAAATTGTAACGGCTCTAAAAAGCGATTGCGGGCCGTGTAAACAAAAACGACCAAATCAGCCCCGTGCGCATTGTAGCCGCAATTTTATGGCTGTTTGTGTGCTGACTGACAGCGCGAACCGATCCGGGGGCGGGGGCCACCATAGGGGCGGGGGGGGGTACATCGCGGTCCCCAGTCCAAAAAGTGGACTCTGATGTATTAATTTTTTTTTTTAAAAAATTAGTAAAAATTTTTAATAATTATAACTCGTTCTGTATCAGCGGTTTACGCAAAATCGGTGTTTAAACATTTTATAAAATATTTTAAAAAATGGTGGTCAAAACTCAACGCCCCTTGATAATAATAATCCAGTTGGGTTGAGTATTCGAACTACCTCTGTATAAGCACTTTATATCCAAATATCCTTTAAAACAGTCTTAACTTCCTATTTTGGGTGAAAAAAAACTCTCAAAATATTTTTCTGTATAGTTACTTGTATAGTTACTCATAACTTGCTTATTATCAGGCATTTACAAATCAACTCGCTTATAATAATTTTCCAAAACTTGCATATTTTATTTACAAACCGCTGATACACACCACACTTCGCTTGGTTACTAAAAGTAACTATACCGGTAACTATACACCAAAAAAAAAAAAAATAAGTTTGAAAGCCCAAAAATAGGAAGTTAAGCGAAATCCTGCATCTGAAAACACGTTATCGGCTGATAATCACACCACATTCCAATGGTTAACCCTATTTGGATTTTTTTATCAAGCCGCGTTGAGTTCTCCTTCCGAAAAAGGTAACAAATCGAAACCTACCCCCGTGATCTGAAAAATATTTTCCAATTTATTTGCATATATTGGAATTTTATTATAGCTTTGCAGAAGTTAAACGTTAATCATTTATGTCGATACCTTTTAATAAAGAAGTTTTCGAGGAGTTCATGGAGTCCTGCCTTATCTCTCCGGTCCCCCGTGTCTGCATGGCTCCGGGTACGGTACCGCTCGACGGCTTGCTGAAAGTGTACGTCTCTTGGTGCGAGGCCAAGAAGAAGCCGATCTACGGACGGCTCTCGCTTCCGGAGTTCGGCCGCATCGTGCGGGCGTGCGGTTTTGAGGTGTTTCAGTTCAAGGGTCGGGGGAATAAACGTCAGGTTTCACTATTCAGCGCCGAGGACTCCCTTCGGCTCTACAAAAGCGATTCGGAGTATGTCGTCAGGAAGTAGATACCGGAAGGATTTCTGGGGCCCGAAGATGCAGGCATACTTCGCGGCGAAGGACTGGGTTCCGAGGGTGGACCCGCACCATATATATAGAGGTCACGTTGCAGTGGACGCGATCATAGCGGAGATCGAGCCGAAACCGTATCGGCCGAAGTTCTTCGAGGTCCTGCGCGGCCTTGGATTTGAAGTCGGGCTTCTGGACGGGAGGAATCCTAAGACGCAATCTGTAAGAGTGTATGGTTCCGTACAGCCATAACGAGGAGCTCTTCCACCGCTTCGAGATGAAGCGCAACATGAGCCCGTACCGCAGGGAGACGGATCGGAGGCATCGGCTACGTTTCGAGACGATCTACCAGCGTTTCTTGGCTGATAACAAGGGCACGGTGTTTCTGCCAGCCATGAGCCGGAACGCTTTCGGCCAGCTACTCCACCACTTCGGCTACCACCGTCACGGGCATGAGTACTGGGTTTTCACTCCCTACATCGACTTCGTTTCGGAACAAGAGGATTTACGGGAACTTTACGAATACTTAAATGAACACAAGTAAACTCAGACGCCTTCGCTTGGAGGCAAAGGAATATATCCGCCTGATCCCGGTCAGGGAGGGAGGCTGTGTGCTCAGGGTTGGGGAGACGTTTGTTGCCGTTTTCACCAACACCTCGAAAGCGCGAACAGAGTTGGCGGCGAGGAGACGGGAGTGGATTCTGAACCAAATTAAACCTAAACGATATGAAAGATTTTAAAGTAATCGGAAAACGTTACGTCCGGGCGCGGAGGGCGCACGTCTGCGAGCTTTGCGAGCGCGAAATCGGGGCCGGGGACTTGTACTACGAGGAGTGCCGGAAGAAGGATGGTATTTTTAGGGTAAAACTCCACATCTCGTGCTCTAAATCAGGGGCCAGTGACCGTCAGGAGTTCCGGAAGAAAGTGTACGAGTTCGGGAGCTTCTTCGACTCTTGGGAGAAGCGGCTGTTAAAAGCGAAGAAGGCATGGCTTTCGAATCTTACCAGCAACTAACCTCGATTGCGGGCATGGCCTGCGAGTTGCTGGACCGACACGGGGAATACGACTTGCAGAAGAAGTGCCCCGTTGCGGCGGACCCGGCGTTCTTCGCAAGGGAGCTCGCCCTGATCCAACTGGAGTTGGGCCGGGTTCTGCTGGCGGCGGAGTCGGAGGGCTGGATGCCGGAGGGAGCTCTGGAGGGGATGGGGAGCGGCAACTACAAGACCATCTACGAGAATAAGATTCAATTCACGGTCGAGGACCGGGTTGCGGGCGCACTGCTCCGGCTCTTGGCTTTTTGCGGAAAATACGGCATCGACATCGGGAGAGTGATGTCGGCGCGACTAAGACACGATTACAATGAGGCATTTTGATTTGAAGAAGGCGCTGGAAGGGGCTCCGGTAGTGACCAGAGGCGGCCTTAAAGTGACCAAATTTTCAACTGCTAACAATCCCAGATTCTTTAACGTTACGCTTGAGAACGGGAATGAAATAATCGTCGGGGAGCAAGGCATAGCGGCTAAGAGCGAAAACGACTTGTTGCTGGTGGCGCCCGACGAGCGCTGGATGCAGATGTTCTGCGCGTTTGTCGGGCAGGAGTGGAGCGACGAGATGGAATTCGAGGAGATTTGTGAAGTGGTAGATAAGGCTTATGCGGCAGTTGATAAGCACTTTGCGGGGAAGAGCGAGTTGGGTTAGAATCCGCAAGGCTTTCCCCGGAGAGGAGGACGAGAACCGGGAGGCTCTGATCGAGCTCGGCATCCCGGTCGTGGGGAGGCGGGCTTTGATATGCTGGCCGGAAGCTCCCGACACTCCGACTTTCCACGTTCTGAACTTTATGGTCGAAAAGGGGCTTTACGCTCGGCCCGGCTACGCAACGAAGTGTTCGAGCCAGCCCGTTTCGGTCCTTTACCCTCTCTACCGGGACTGGTGTCCGGCCCCGGTTACTAAGCGAGAATTTTTAGAGGAAATTTCCAAGCTGGGGTTTCCTATTGTCAGGAATTTTATTTACTTTTACACATTGCTATGAAAACACAACACGTTATTTTTCCCGAAGACGGGAGTTTGGGCCGCATCGTTTCGGCCCAGTATTCGGAGGATAAGGGGGACTTCATGCTCCTGATTGCCTGCATCAGCGACGAGGACCCGAGCGAGCACACTCAGTTGCGGACGCGGCCTGCCTCTTCGGTTCACTACTATGAGAAGGCGGACATCACCCACGACGCTTTCGAGAAGACTTGGCCCGTGGTAGCGGCTGAAAGCGACGTGGAGCGCGTTCAGGATGACTACTACGACCACTTCGAGGACTGCGGCATGTTCGACACTCCGAACCATAACAAGGATGCGAAAGAGCCCCGTTCCGTTGCGTCCTACATCGCGGAGCATCTGGACGAGATCAAACAAACGTTCAAAGCCAACTTTCCGGACGATAAGTTTTCGACGCCCGTGCTCGAAGACATCATTCCTCAAGGAGACGGCACTCTTACTCTGAGGCTCAAATCGGGCGACCACATCTTCTTCCATTCGGTTCCACTCTTTGACATTATGGGGGTATGACTTACGAGGAACTGAACGCGACTATGCCGGGGACTCTGTTCCGGGTTAAAGGGGGCGCTTATAACTACATGTTTCTTCAAGGCGTCTGCCCGCACGACCGCACGATCCGGGTTGAGATGAACGGAGTGAACCAGAGGGTCGATCCGAGCCAAGTCAGCAGTCTTACTGTGTACGACACGGCTATGATTAAGCGGATGTACGAGGCTGTCTTTCCTAAAACGGATGACACACGATTTAATCAGGTAGTGGAATTTATTGAAAAACTGAAATAATGAAACACATCACATTCATGGTCGTGCGAATCGAGGCGACCGAAAAGGGAGAGTATATGACCGTCATCGGCGACAACGACACGAAGCTGTCGCTCCCGGCCGTACACATGGACAGCATCGACATCGGCCGCCACATCGAAGTGGGCCTGCACGAGCCTTCGAACCGGGTCCAGATGGTCAAGGTCGGCGAGAAGACCCTCTGGAACTACACCGACGAGGAGATGAAGACCCAGATCGAGAAGGAGAAGACGGAGAAGTTCGCCAAGATGAAGGAGGCTTACGAGGGCGTAAAGGAGTCGTATCAGGAGGTTTACAATCAGCTTCCGAACATCTACAAGAAGCGCATCGACATCCGGCGCACGAACGGCGGCGAAGACTTCTCGATTCTGTACGAGGCCCACGAGCTCCATGTTTGCGAGATGGCGGTGACGCTGGCGCGTAAACTGGGGACACCGGAGGAAGTTATGCGCTACACAACTCTGAGCAACGAGGAGCGGCATGCCCTCGTGCCGGAGATCGAGATTCCCGAGATCGGGGATTACGTCGGCGCCTCTTCGTTCGAGAACGTTATGATTCTGGCCTACTGGCATCTTGCCGAGCCGGGAGTCGTGCCCTACATCCCCGGAACCCCCGTTAAGCTGGGTCTGGTCCCGGCGCACGAATACGGAGAGCCGCCCTATGCTATATCGCGGGCTGTGATTTCGGAGCTCGCCATCAGGAACCCGAAGCCTTCGCTCGTGGCTATGTCGCTCAATGCGATGGAGTACATGGACGAGATCGACGAGGCGCTTCTGGATTCGTGCAAGAAGGCGAACCTGATTGTGGTCACGGGCTACTCCGACGACTGCGTGGAGTTCGACGGCGCCGTGAGCGACGAGTTCTCGGAGGGCAAGATCGCGTACATCGACGGGAAGTGGATTCAGACGGAAGAGGTACCGGAAGGAACGCCCTACGTCACGGCCCAGTACAACAAGGCGGGAGGCTGGACCTTCGGTGCCGAGAACTTCGATGCGCACGAGTTCGTGGTCTGTGAGCAGGGAGAGGTCATCGGAAACGGACTTATTATCAATGTCAACGATCTGTTATAGCAGGGAGGCGCTTTGCCGCGATTGTCAGTACTGGGAAGTACGGAATCGCGGCGGCCGCCGACTGGGTTTCTGCTGGAAGCTGTCGGCTCAAATACAAGGGAGTGCAAGACCCTGCGAAGAGTTCGAGCATTACGACGGGAATTTCCGGCCGACATGCTTCTGGTGTGGAAAAAGATTCACAATCGAGTGCCCTGACCCGGTAAAACGGGAACGGGGCCTCGGATGTGATGCGTTTAAACTTAAAAACCATGAGAACAAGTGAGGAGACAAGCCGAATCAAGGCCATTTTGAGGGCTGAGCGCGACCGAAACGCCTCCGCGCCCTTCCTCTACGACGCGAAACTGGCGTTTTTAGAGGACCCGGAGACCGATCCCTTCGATTTCTGTTATGCCTACGCCTCCCAGATTCGAAACATCGGCGCTGAGGATCAGATTTCGTATCATCGGGCGGTGGAAATAGCTACTTCGGCGAGAGAAGCGGTGAGGCTTTGGCTTTCTGAGGCTCTTCCTGACGACGTTTTCTTGTGTACGGAACGAAGCAACTGGCCTTGGGAATGAAAGACAACCCTTACAGCAACAAAGCGGCGGCCCGAGTATGGCAAGAGGGCTATATGGAGGCATGCCGGGACATGGAGCACTGGCGAAAAGTGCGCTATGGCAAGAGGAAAGACTTCTTGGGGGACGATATTCCCATGAATATGGAGATCGTATTCAAGATTCAGATCAACAACAAGCCGCGGCTCTTCGTGGGGTTCCGATCCCGCAACAGACTATACTACTACAATGGATTCTTCATGCTTCACGATGTTGGGAATGTCCATTGGCGATACCTTTTCTTCCCTACTCAGTTCCGAGGCAAAGAGGGCTACTACGAGGGCCTCGATGCGGCCGGAAAAGAGGTCGGACTCAACAAAAATTACGATGGAAACGACTACTTACGAGGAGACGCTCCAGATTATGAAGGAGAAAAACCCGAATCTGGAGTCGCTAATAAACGAGTTAAATCTACAACTACAATGACGGAAATTATCGAAAAAATCAAGCAGTGGGTGCTTGATCGCAACCTCCAGACGGGGGACCCGCACATTCAGATGTGCAAAGTCATGGAAGAGCTCGGAGAGCTCGCCAAGGCCATCAACAAAAAGGACCGGGATCAGCAGATCGACGGGCTCGGCGATGTCATCGTCACTCTGGTATGCGTCGCCGAACAACTCGGCCTCAACATCGAGGAGTGCTGTCTGGCCGCCTACGACGAGATCAAGGACCGGAAAGGCAAGATGATCGACGGAGTGTTCGTGAAGGAAGCGGACCTCGCAAAAATGCAGGAGAATGGAGGAGAATAAGCCACCGCTGGAAGAGATAAAGGCTCCCAGCTACGCCGAGGCTAAGGCCCGGATGGAGAACATCGTGGCTTCGGCCGTTATCGACTTCGTTCAACAGTGGGGCGGCGGAATTCTCGTCTCCATCGAGGCTACGGCCAGCGAGGAGATCAAGACCGAAGCGGGCGGCAAGAGCATCCTGCGGAAGACGCGCCTGAACGAAATGACCGTGAAGCGATGGGAAGACAACTGATTGCCGGATGCGGAGCCTTTGTTGCATGCCTCATAACTGGGGCTCTTATGCACGACTGCCCCGGCTGGAGCCAATGGCTGGCGGCCATCGTGATATTCACGGTCGCCATACTCTGGTCCCGGCCCCGGCCGAAGAAGAAGCACTGGTATTTCGTGGAGATGACATATTTCAGCCGGAATGGGATTGCGGTATTGAAGTCGAGCTACGCTATCGCTCTGGATCGAAATGGCCGTACAGCAAATATGAGGACCTTGAAGAAGACATTTGCTCCGGTCCACAAGTGGAGAGACTGGTCTCGCCTCGATAGCAAATACCACAACGGAAGTGTATATTTGAGCCAGCTCTCGTATCTTGGCTATTTCGCTGAAAATCAGTGATTTGACATAAACGAAGCGGGGGGGGGCAGGAATGTCTCCCCCCTTTTATTTATAAAAATAATCCAATTTTATTTTGGAATATCCAAAATGATGTTGTAGATTTGTAGTCCAATCTTATAAAAATTTTCAATATGAGGAAAGAGGATAACAACGTACCTATGGACGAAATCACCATCAACGGGAACCGCTGGTTCACGCGGGCTCAGTTGGCGCGGTTCTACAAGGTTTCGATGCAGACCACCTACAACTGGCAACGTATCGGGTGGCTTGAGGAGAAGAAGATCGAAGGCGTGAAATTTTTCCGGCGCAAAGAAAATGTCGAAGCCTGATTATGACATCTGCAAGACCTATCTCGTTGAAAATGTAGAGTTCCCGATGACTCTTTTCACTCAAGAGGTGAAAGAGGCCAAGAATCTGAACCACAAAATTCAAGCCGAGATCGCCATTGCCTATGACCGGGCGATGCGCAGATCGTATTTCAAGTTTCTTGAGGGTAGCATCTATGTCTTCGATGGCAAGATATACCGCCGCACCGGGATCGACGTGATCGAGTCCATCGTGACGGACGTTATGGAGATAAAGGACCTGCCGCCGCTGTTTCAGGTCGAGTCGCCGAAGAAAATCGTGAGCCACTGCTTCCGCAAACTCATGCTGTCGGCGACACTGACGCCTCGGCGTGGGATCGTGGCCTTCCAGAACTGCGTCCTCGACATCGACGCGGGGATCACGATGCCGCACTCTCCGGAACTTGAGTGTACGACGTACCTCGACTTCGTTTACGACAAGACGGCGACATGCCCGAAGTGGATGCAGTTTCTATCGGAAGTCGTGCCGGGAGATGACCGGATCACATCATTGCAGGAGTTTCTCGGCGCGGCATTTGTGGATCGTAACGAGTTCTCTATTCAGGAGATGCTCTTCCTGATCGGCTCCGGCCAGAACGGTAAGGGCGTGTTCACGGGAACGATCCGTAAGATGTTCGGCTTCGACCGGGGAACCGGAGACGGGCTGGCGATGGGATTCTCCGCGGTCGATTTGTTTAAACGCGGTCAAACCGAGTACAACATGGCGGCCGTCAACGGAAAGTTACTCAACATCTGCGAGGATATGAGTAACGAGGACTTCTCCGGCGGCGACTGGAAGAAATTCGTGGCCGGAGAGCCTATGAAGGCGCGTGATCCGTATGGGAAGCCCTTCATGGCGACTCAGATTCCGCTCTTCATCGCGTCTCTGAACCAGTTTCCAAAGAGTATCTCGGACCGCTCAGACGGTAACTATCGTCGTCACCTGATCGTCAACTTCGACGTGAAGATCAGCGACGACAAGAAGGACCCAGAACTCGGCAAGAAACTGGAATCGGAAAAGAGCGGCATTTTCAACTGGATTATGGAGGGCCGGAGGCGATTCATTCGCAACGGTGGAAAATTCACCCCGTCCAAGAGCAGTCAGTTGGCTGTGGAGAAACTTCGGGTGGATCAAGACTCACGACTCCAATGGCTCCGCGACTCTGGCTATGCGGCCACGTCGCACGGAGGCATCGGGAGCCGGGCGGCGAAGAGTGGGCAGGACTTGTATCAGGACTACTGCAAGTATTGCCGCGACAACAACTATAATGCGTTTGGGTATAACGAGTTCGTCAAGCGACTGCGCGAGGAGAACTATGAAGTGTACCAACGCGGGGCAGAAATTACATTTTACGTCTACGAGGGTGTTTTCGACGACAATCTTTTCTACGACACTACGATCAAGGAGGAGGGAGCGCCGAAATCAGTCGAGGATGACTTGGATTTACCTTTTTAATCAAAACAACTATGATTAAGCGAATCACCTACTACCTGATGCAGTGCGAGCGCTGTCAGGAGTTCCTTCGGGAGCAGGACGGAGTTAATGCCGACGGCTTCTCGTCGGTGGACGATGCCGAAAAAGCGGCAAAAGAGGCCGGATGGGGCGTTCAACCTGCGTTTCACTTATGTCCCTCGTGCTGGGATAAATACTCGAAGGAAAAGGCTGAAAAGTAGCTCTATGGGCAAGCTCGATTTGAACTACGATGCGATCTTCGAGGATTTGCCGCGAATCATGGGCTTAAACCTCAAGCGTAATGGCCGATTCTGGCATGGGAAGTGCTATATCGACGGCACTCCCCATGCCTATCGGTATGACAAAATGGTGTGCACCCGTGACGCCTCCGGAGGGATCACGATTATGGAGCAGGGCGGAGACAGCATGCAGTTGTACAAATGGATGCAGTTGTATGGAGGATGCTCCTCCAGCAAAGAGACCTACGAGCGCCTCAAATCCATGAGCGACGGTATTGTCATAAGCAAGCCTGAACCCGATATTCCGACCAGATATGTGGAGCAATCCATTCTCGACGAGGCTATGGAGCGCATCGGTAGGCTCAAGGACCCGCTGTTTCGCTGGCTCTGCACCAAGTTCCCGGAAGAGAGGGTCGAAGAGGCTTACCGAAAGCTGGCGATCACTCCGTGCCGGGTTCCGCAGGGAACTGGGACCCAGTTCTGGTACATAGACGAGGAGCAACGGATTCTCCACGATAAAATCATCATTTACAGGTCGGACGGTCACCGCGATCACAACTACGGAGGCGGCCGTATCTTCCGCACCGCTCAAGGTTACACTCAGCGATGCTACTTCGGCGAGCACCTCGGAACCGACGGAAACCCGTATGTGGTGGAATCGGAGAAGACTGCTCTGCTGATATATCTCAATACCGGGCGCCGGGCTCTGGCGACGGGTGGAAGCGCGAACGTGCGCCGCATAAAGCGTAACTATCGACTGCTTCCTGACTACGACAAAGCGGGCATGGATTGGGTTCGATGGTTCCCGGATCAGGCCGTTAAATGGTGGGAAGGCATGCCCGATTTGAAAGAGGGCGATGACTTCGGAGACGTAATTTACAGATCATTATGAACAGAAATGCGGCATTTGCAGTAGCATGTCTGGCGGTATCACTGGCTGTCGCCGCGGCATGCTTCGCGTCCGGGACTGGCTGGCCTATCTTGGCCTTCTTGTTCCTTCGGATCAGTTCAGACGAAAAAGAAGAGGAGTGACCGGGCAGAATCGGCACTCCTCTCTTCCTTGCGGAACATTGCTAATCAAAACAACTTACGCAAAGATACGATAAAAAGAGCGAACCTCCAAAACTGGAAGTTCGCTTTCGCTTTCACTGCTTAACCATATTTCGAGTTCCGGGTAAATAAATACGAACCGAAAAGTACGTTTAATGTGCTTGGAGGAGGTGAAAGCGATGTTTTTAGAACGGCAGGTCGTCCACTTCGTCTTTGGCGGGCGCCGGAGCGGGCTCTTCCTTCCTTGCCGGAACGTAGGGATCGTCTTTGGCGGGCGAGGTACCTCCTCCTTCGATGGTGTACTTGTAGCCGCGTACCTGCGTGTAGTAGCGGTCGTTGTACTCACGGGATTCGAGCGTAAAGTCTACGGCGACGATCATGCCTTCGCACAACTTCACCTCTACGACATCCGCCTTGTCGCCCCAGAACTCGATGTAGACATCCTTGGGGTATTCTCCTTCCGTCTGGAGTACGATTCCGATTTTCTTCCATGTCCCGCGTGCCGACTCTCCGGTAACGGGTTCGCACATCTTCGTGATGACTCCTTTGATTTGCATACTATTCTTCTGGTTTTGTTATAAATTGGGTTTTGTGGTCGTATTTTTCAGGCGCATCCAGCTTCCATCGACAACGGTTGCAGTCGTCTTGGAAACCCTCCTCGAATATCGCCTTGTATCGGCATGTCTGGCATTGCTCGGCCAAATAACGTTGCGGGAGAAGGGATGCGGTTCGCATGGACTCCTGCTTGCCGATCAGGTCTTGGAACTTTTCGAGGAAACGGTTGCCGTCGGTCTCTTTCAGCGCCAGCCTTGCGATCTTTTTCTTGGCGGCAAGGATGAACTCCTCGGAGTAGGTTCCGTCTTCGTTTATCACCGACACTCCAACGTCGTCATCTTCGCTCTCTCCGGTGTTTATGAAAGCGTTGATGTCTCGGTACCTCTCGGTAAGATAAACCTCCGCATCGGCCGATTCCAAGAGCGACTTAGCGGCGGTCCTGACCGTTGCGTATGACTTGTCACGCATGTCGAACACCATCTTATAGATGTCGGTGAACGTCATATTTGTGAACAAGTACAACTCAAGCGCCCGTAGCTCGGGTTCCGCGAGGCTTGACTCCGGCCGCTTCTTCGGCTTAGGGAGCATGTCGTATATACGAGGTGTTGCCATTATCCTTCTTCTTCAATGGGCGTATCGAGAGTAAAATTCGCTTGGCCGCAGGGACAAAGAGGCATGCCTACCTGAGCCCACTTCTTCGTCAGACGGATCGTGTACCCGCACTCAGGACATACTGCTTTCAACATGCGGGTTCCGTCCTTTTTAGACGGAGTAAACAGCTTCATGCCAGACAGCGCCGTATGCGGAAAGGGCCCGAGCTTCTCGTCAACGAGGAACGTGAACTCTTCGACCAAAGCGTCGCTGGCAGTAGTAGACTTCATCTTGCCTTCCAGCCCTACGGCCAAAGCGACTCGTTTGAAATCCTTACCGTGGCCGTGAATACCTACGGCATGCACGAGCTCGTGTACGAGTACCGAAAGGATGCCGTCAGCACCGTTTACGTTGGCGATGGTGGGGTTGATGAAGATTTGAACTGGCTTCTCCGAGTCGGATTCCGTCCAGCACTGGCCGAGAACCCTACGCTTCGCCATGCCACCCTTGTCTGGGAAACCGATGGAAACCTTGAGATTCTCCGGTATGGTGCGGCCGCTGGTCTTGCATGCCTGCTGAAATGTCGGTCGAAAATGATCGACAGCCGCTTCAAGCCACTCTTCTCGGGTGGCGAATTTAAACTCTTCTGCCATATTTGTAAGTTGTTTGGGGTGTAGCTTGGAGTCGAACCAAGCCCCGGATTTATAGTCCGGCCGAGGGAAACGGGAAACCCTTACACCCTTTGTATTAGTTGCCGAGTGAATCAGCGGGAAATTCCCCGACAGGCTCGGGTTTGGCCTTGTATATGGGATTGGCGGCGTTCGTGAATCTTTTGTCAACGTAAATAGCGATTCCCGTGTTGGCCTCCCGGACGTAACCTTTGACGAGGATGTCGTAAGCAGTTCCCTGCTGGACCTTGATGCCGAAGGTTTGAAGAAGCTGGTGTTCGAGACTGGCTTCGATAAGCGCCTGATCGACCGGAGAGACGTTGCGCGAGGCGACAATCTTGATCGAGTCGGTGTTACAGACGAAAGCCTTGAACTCGGCGGAGATCGGAGTAGACTGGTTTGCGACCAGTCCTTCGACGTCGAGTTGATACTTGATGTCCGGCTTCTTGTCGTTGCAGGACACGCCTGCAACGAGGACGGCGCACAACAGCGCCATCAGTGCGAAAATTTTCTTCATGTCAAAAAACGTTTTGTGGTGGTGATAAGTGGTGGAGAAGATAGGAGTCGAACCTACTTTGGGGACGCCGAAATCTGATTTGTTTTTCCCGTACACCGTGTACACCTTCTCCAAACCCCTCTTTCGAGGGGAAGCTAAAAATATGAGCGAAAATTAAAGCCACCGTCTCACGACGTACTTGTTGCGGAGGCTGGACTCGCACCAGCGATCTCTTGGTTATGGGCCAAGCGAGATACTCCTTCTCCACCCCGCATGTGACCCCGTATCGTGGGGTCAGGCGGCCAACGTACCGATGACGCGTAATCGTTTCAAACAAAAATCCTTCTAATTGCCACACATGGATTTGCGGCGGCTCCGGGGCATCGACCCGGAAGACTCCTTGTGGCATGCTTAGTTAAACGAAACACCAGAAGCGGTTCAAGAATGAGGAAGGAGCGCATGCCGAGTGCCACCATATCAAAGAACGTTTATACGTTATTACAAGTGCAAAGTTAAACATTTGTTTTTAAATAAACAAACTTTTATCCCACAAAATTTGTTGTGTTTTCGCCTTCTTGCAGTATTCCAGAACGTTAACTGGGTCTATTCCTCCGACTCCCCCATCTATTATGTTGATGAAGTCATCCAAGTCGTCGCAAAAATAGCCCCACTTGGGAACCCGTATAAGCCACTCGGCCTGCTCAATTAGGTGTGCTACTTTATGCCGGGTACCGGGGCATTTCACCTCTATACCGATCAGGCTCCCTTCGTCGCAGTAGATCAGGTCCGATACGCCTCTGACAAGCCCCATAGAGAGCTTCATGGAGCCCTCTACCCCACTACTCACCTCTTGGAATGTAGCGAATAGGTGGCCGCGTCGGTGGGGCCAAATCTCGGCGAATTTCATCACCATTCGAGCTTGGAGTTTAGACTCCTCGTGTGCGATACCGCGCTCCTTCGGCCGCGGCTGTACGATAATCTGTGTCTTTGCCATTATAATCCGAGTTCGTTTTGTTCTGATACCAGCTTTTTCTTTCTGGCCTTGTTTTTCAAAATATTCTTTGAGAAGTAATCCCAGTAGTATGGGCTCACCTTCTTCCCCTCCTTCGTTCTTAGGACCTTTATGACCCGCATGAACGTGGCTTTCTCGTGCGGCGCGTTCTTGATACATACGGTGGCTAAAACTCGTGGGACAGACCACCCGTCTTCGAGTACCTTCTTGGCGCACCACACTTCGAGGCTCTCCTGATCCTCGGCCGTGTCTATGAGTTCTGTCAGTTCGATCTCGTATATCTTATCGAGCTTCGGGAAGACGTAGCCACAGTAGGGGCACTTTTGGGCCGTTTGGGGTACCAGTCGGCCGCATCCGAGCTTCTTGCCGTCTTTTCCGAGAGGGCATAGCTTGGTCGGCATGACGCCTCCCTTTGTTTTATCGTGCCATAGTCCCATCGGAGGGTCCTCCCGCTCGTACTTGCCGTGCGTCTTCACGTTGTCGCCGAAGTCGAGCACGTTGAAGTACGACTTACCCGGATATGGCCGGGAGCCGCGACCTACCATCTGCGAGTAGTGCGTGTAAGACTTCGTTGCGAGGTCCAGCACCACGGTCTGTATCGAAGGCTCGTCATACCCGGTGTCGAGTATGCCGACGTTGACTAAGACGGAGAAAAGGCCGTTGTGGAAGTCGCGCAGAATGTCTTCTCGCTTCCCGGAAAACTGCGCGTCGGTCTCCGGCTTTCGGCTCGATAGGAGATACTTGGCCTTGATTCCATGCTCGCAGAATGCTCGTGTAAGGTCTACACAGTGATCGGAACCCGTGGTGAAGACGATGGTTTTGGTTCCAAATGCGATCCTCTTCCAGTTGGTGATGACGCCCGCGTATCGCTCTTTGCGTGTGAACCGCATCTGGAGTGCGCGAGGATCGTAGTCTCCGTTCGCCGCTACGACTGGAAGGTCTTCAAGGACCGGGGCCTGATACACGAAGTTTCGGGAACCGACCAAGAAGTTCATCTGGATCAATTCCGGCGTGGATATACCCTTCACTATGCAGTCGTAGTATTCTCCGAGTTGCTTCACCTTGTTCCCGTTCCGGCAGATACTTGCTGAAAGGCCAAGCACATGGGCATCTTCGTTGATGTAATCCATCACCTTGTCATGCTCTCCTCGGTGCGCTTCATCCACGATAATCATGTTGAAGTGTTGGAGCCACTCCATCCACTCTTTGTGGTTTTTAATGCGCACGGAGATCGTCTGCGACATCCCTATGGCGACCTGCGCCTCGGGTATGTTTCGCGTCTCGGCGTTGACTATGGCAGACGTGAGCCCCAAGCGTTGCATCTTGTCGAAGTTCTGCTTGAGAATTTCGTCACGGTGGCTCAGAATCAGAACGTCATTGCCCTTTGCCGCGGCGCCAACGGCGATCATGGATATAATGACACTTTTTCCCGATCCCTGCGGCATGTAACCGCATATTTTGCTGAATGCGGGAGTGTCGTTCTCCCGCATCGCATCCTTCACGCCATCGACGAAATCTATTTGGTAGTTTCGGGGAGTGAGCGTAGCCATATATGTAAAAATCTCATGCTGTCGATCCGGCCGCCGAGGTTCTTGTACCAGCGTTTTAGGTACACGAGAATATCTACGGGGCCTTTCTTTCCGTAAATACGTTGCACTTCGATGTTGAAATCAGGTGACAGAACGTGCATCTCCTGCACCCTGACTACGGACATGATGACATTATCGGTAAATTGCAACTCCTTGTCTTTCCCGGAAGCTATGAACACGATATTGTCATCTATGGCCGATACTGGGACCAGAATTTCGTCTTGAGATCGGTGCATTACTTTGAATCTGTATGCCATGTTATTTGGGTTCTACTACAAGAAACAGTACCTTGTCGTTTTTGAGCGGCCACTTGAGCTCCATCCGTCTCCGAATGTCTGCGATAGAGTAGCCGTACAGCATCCAAGATATTGCATCTGTAACGGGGTTATTGGTTGTGAGTACTGCCTTGCTGATGATTGTGGCGACATTGCCTTCTTTGTCGGCCACCTCGGTCTCCGACTCTTCGAGCAATTTCTGGTTTTTCCATTCCCCGAGGGGAAGTAGCATCGCCAGCTTCCGCTTCGGCGAGGCCGCCAGCATGTGGTCTACTGTTACCATAATCTTCCTTTTTTCCGGAGGACCTTCATCTTCTCTGCGGTGACTGCCTCTCCGATCATTCGACTCAAGTAGTCGAAGCGGGCGGTGTTGCCCCACTCCTTGCGATACAATCCCATCGTGTTGATGTGTTGCTTCATCTTGTCGATGTAGTTTTCGTGAAAATCCTTCTTATTGTCGAGCCAGTGGGGGTGGTTCTTACCACGCCCTACCTCTGCGAAAAACTTGTGCGCCGCGCGTGAATCCCGGCGTTCTAAGCCGTGTTTTATCCCCTTGCGGTAGTAGTACTCCATAATGCACAACATCGCGCGAATTATGCCCTTTTCTGACGTCGGTGATGACCGGAAGTATAGGGCCAGATTCTCGCAATAGACGATGTGCATGGTAGAAATCTGTGCATCTACATGAATACGCCAGTCACGGCCTATCTTAACCTGCAAAGTGGGCTTTCCGAAGCGACGGATGGTCATGTACCCGTCATCGTCGGCGGCGTATTTCTGCGCCTCAACGCTGTCAGGCTCCATCGTCGCTTCGTAAACACCCTTTCGGTAATGGTATTCGCACATCGACGCTAATTCCTTAACGGTCTGATACGAAAACTGCATACCCTACTTTTTGAAGAACGCCTCGCCGTTTTCCATCAGCACTTCGCCGTCTTTGACCTGCGAGCGGTCAATATCGTCGGTGCGGCAAGTAATAAGTTGGACGTCGAGGTCCGTGCAGAGCTTCGAGAGTACGGCCAATCCTTTCTGAGTGAAGGCCACGTCGTCCACGATAGCTAACCGGAGGGCCTTCGGCTTGAGATTCAAGCGAGCGGCCTGCAACATGACACCGATAGCGCTACGCTGGAATGACGAATACTGGAAGATGTAACGCGATTCACCGTTCGGGTTGAGGAAGAAATCCTTGTCGTAGCGGCCGTCGTACATGATCCACACCTCGATCTTGTCGGTATCAGTTGCGTTGGGAACGATCTTGAGGCCTTCGACACCCGTGTCGATGCGCTCGTACATCTTGCGAAGGGTGTTGAGTTCCTTCTCGTACTTGCCCTTTGCCTCGATCCATGCGCACCACTTGGCATAGCGGTCGAAAAGTTCGTTCTCGCGCTCGGCCTTCTCTTTGGAGGCTTTGAGGTCGGCGATCTTAGCGTCTACGGCCTTGGTGTCGGGCACGGCCTTCTCGGGGAATTTGAGCAGAGCCTCCTCTGCCTTGGTAGCATCGAGCTCGGCTTTGGTGTTGATGACATCGCCCTCAAACTTGGGAGCCGGGGCCGCCAGTTCAGGCTTAGCGAGCGTGAATTTCGACGTGATGACTTTGTATCGGGCCTCGATCATCTCTTTGACCTTGGCGAGCTCTTCGGTGTTGTAGAAGAACGTCTCGGCATTAGCCTTGATATTCTCGTAGTAGGCGGCCCATTTAGTCTTGCGCTCCTCCTGCTCGTTGTATTTCTTCTCCGCTTCGGCATACTCGTCCTTGAGTCGCTGTTTCTCGTCCTTCTCAGCGGTGACAGCGGCGTCGTATGCCTTTTCTGCGGCCCGGAGGCGGGTCTGATAATCCTCGCGAATTTTGTTGCATTCGAGTTCGTATGCCGCATCCGCCGGACGAAGAATGCGGTCGCGCTCGATCTCAGCTTCGCGGATGTCTGCCTCGATCTTGTCTACGTCTACTCGGGATAGCTCTTGCAGATGCGCCTCCGAAAGTCCTTCACGCTCGAAGTTTTCCATAAAGGCTCCAGCCTTGGAGCACATCACGCGGGCCGCGTCGCGCTCCTGCTTGCAGTCCATGATCCGGGCCACCACCTCGTCGGCGCCGAGCCCGTCCAGTTCTTCTTTGAAGAGGCTCTCAATCAGCTTCCGGTGAACCGTCTGGTTCTCCGTGAACAGCGCGGGCATGGAGAAGGTGAGGTCCGTGGTCAGGAGTTTGACGTACTTGGCGGCCGTGGCCGACTCTCCGTCGATGATGGGGGTGTACATCTCTCCTTCATCGTTCTTTGCGTAGAGGAAGGTCTCCACTACGCTGTCGCCCTGCCGCTCTCCCTTCGTCAGTTCCCGCTTCCGGACGCCGACAAAAATCTTGATCTCGCCGTCGGTAAGCTGGGCTTCGGTAAGGAATCCCGGCGCGAGGGCATCCTTCTTGGCTACGGCATTCATGCCGCCGATGGCCGTCTTGAGCGATTCAACCAGCGTAGTCTTGCCGTTTCCGGACTCTCCTACGATCTGAATGAGCCGCTTGCTCATAATATCGGGCGTGAGCTCGACCGCCTTGATGACGTTATTGTCAAGCACCTTGAGCCCGATCAGTTTTACTTGCTTCTGTTCCATGTTGTTTTGATTTATTAAAAATTTTTACTTTCTGCAACCTATTGTTCCCTCGTTGCAACATCCGCCGTAGCAATCGTCCGCCATTTTCGGACACTTGTAGCAGGGACCGTTGACGAACTTGATATAGTTTATGAACATCTGGTAAAATCGCACTAAGTATGCCTTGGTGGGCTTTCCGTAGATGATCGTTTCAAGTTCTTCGGTGTTGTCGGCCAGCCGCTCCGCTTCTTTGTAGGCAACCTTGAGTCGCTTAAACAAAGAGTCTTTTTCGCTTCTTGTAGTATTCATTGATTTGGCTTGGATCGTTACCTTCGTTGAGGAAGTTGTTTGCGAATTTCAATCGAGTCGTAGCCCGGTCGATAGCCGCCCCCGCCTCGTTGCGTTTAAACGTAAATAACACACCTCGCGTGGGGTCCGTAACCGGGCGAAGATCAGTTGGGTTGTCGTCGTCTACTCCGTCATACTTGAGGAGATGGACCGTCTCAAGCCACGGCCAGCCGACGAATTGTCCAATAATCTGCCACTTGTGCTCTTCCCACACTCGCATGCGCTTCTTGTCGTAGGGGAATGTGGGAGAGAAAATAAGGCTCTTCTCTTCGTTTCCGACAGCCGACTTTATTTCTATGACGGCTTGGATTTTATCTCCCACGAAAACGTCTGCGTCTGGAGAGAATCCGTAGCCGAAGTCAGTCTTGTAGAACAGCTTATCGTCAAAGTCTTGGTCGTAGTGCCGGACATTCGGGCAATAGTTCTCTCGAAGCCACTCAACCGCTCTCGGTTCGTTTTCTCGGCCCATTTTAAAGTTTCGATTCGCAGGAGCCGAGATAAACGTCCCAGTTCGTCTTTGATACTGAATTTCGTAGAGGTACTTGATGTTCGCTTCCGTCCATGTGTCCGTTTTCGACATGAGTCTCTCCAGTTCGGACGCCGAAAAAAATCCGGTCTTCTCCTGCATCCACTGGAGCTCCTTGTCGATCTCTTGTGGCTGTTCCTCGACATGGTTGATAAGCTCGTCTAAGTCAAGCTGGCCCATTTCTCGCGGATTTTTGCCTCCAGCGTCTTCCGGTACGGCTTGAACAATTCGAACTGCTTGATAAGCTCTCCCATCTCGGCCCGAGTTTTTGACTCTTCGATACCTTTCACGAACTGGTCGTACTGGGCCGCCAGATCAGCGCTTTTGTCCTTTCGGACCCGAAGCGCGTCTTGCTCCTTTCCGAACCACTTGCCGTGGACAGTACCTATCCGGATCATCTTTCCAACGGTGTCTTCGATGTACTTGCTCCCGGTGACACTCACGATCATGTTGATGTTCGTGCTGTTGGGGACGAGAGGCTTGGCCCACTCGAACTCAGCCTCTTCTTCGAAGACGATGCACGGGAGCATCACCTTCTTGCCTTTGTCTTGGCTCCAGCCTTCCTTCTGCGTCACGCCCTTGATCGTGAGGACTACATCCTTTCCTCCGGGAAGGGACCAGTCGCCCATGAAATTCGGGTTGAGCATGCGTTTCCAGTGAGTTTTTTCTTCTGCCATGTTACTCCGAGATTTTAACGAGAATCCACTGATTCTTGAGTTTGATTTTTGCGTACTTGCCATCGTTTACCCAAGCGTTGATCGTGGATCGAGAAATCTTGTGATCCTCTTCCAACGTCTTGTAGGTAGTGATAATCCCTTCTTCGATTCCTTTCTGAATCTTCTGAGCGAGTTCTGTTCCAGTCATAGTTAATTCTGAATTTGCATCACATAGATTCCGGCCGAGTCAAAGGTGCGTTCGTTGTAGTTCGCGTCGTAACCGTTTGCGAACCCGTTGTCGTCCCTCGTCTCCGTGTAGCTCCCGATATAGCGAACCTTGGTGCGCTGTACCTTGATCTTTTCTCCGGTACGTTCCCCTGCCTTTTTGACCCAGCTAAAACCCACATACTGTTTCAGAACGAGGAATTTCAAAGGGCGTGAACGGTGGGGGGGGGTGTACTGAAAGCTACTCCCCGCCGGAACCTGCGACATTAGTTTTTGTTCCATTTTTCTTCTGCCTTTTAGTTGTTTTGGTGTTTCTTGCCTTCTCCAGAGCGGCCTTAGCCTGCTCCAGTTCTTCGATAGCCTCTGCGGTCTGCTCCGTTTGCACTTTAACTTCTGCCAGTGCAACGGCATCCTTGAGCTCCTCGATCTCCTCCGACTCTCTCGGTTCGGCCCGAGCCTCAGCGTATTTGTCGAGACTCTTCTGGCACACGTCGAGGATTCCGCTTACAGCCGACGGGTCTCGCATGATGGTCTGTGACGCGAGGAAGAGCGTTTTTGCAATGATGGTTGCGTTTTCCCTGTCGCGTTCTGCATCGCGCTTTTCGGCCCTGATAGCAGGATCGACCATCATGTGCGGTGCCAAGATGTACACTAACGTCAGATACTCGGGTGTGCCTTTTAGGAACACCTGCTTCCACGTCTTCGATCTGGTCTCCACGTCAACGCGCTCGTTGGTAATCCTTACCACGAATGCGTCGAGGTCGTACTGGAGCGAGTAAATTTTGTTTTTCTTTTTCTTGAACATAAGAGTAGTTTTGATTCGATGCAAAGTTAAACATTTATTATTTAATTTGCAAATAAAAATGTCGAGATTTTTCAAAAACCTCGACATTTCTATACATAGTGTTGATTTTACTCGACCCGGTTCGGCATTTTACCGTCCTTTTCCATTTGGTTCCGTTCGTCGTTGTCGGCTCCGCCATTTCCTTCGGCCGCGGCCTTGGCTTGCTGTTGCGCTTCCAGTTCCGCGGCGGCCTGCTCCTGAGCCTTGCGCTCCTTTTCGGCCGTTTCCAGTTCGATGCGCTTCAACTCGTCGAATGAGGCCAGCGGGCTTCCTTCGGCCGCGGTGCGAACAGAGAGGATTCCTCCAGCCACAGCCTGAACGCGGTTCTGGATGTCTTCGCTGTCGTTCTTGGGGATGAATGGCTCGATGGAGTACGACATTCGGAGATTGTGGTACTCCGTTTGTCTCTTCTCCTTGATGCCGACAAACTCCTTGAAGATGTACATGAGTGTGCGTAGGGCTGGATCGAACCGGGAATATGCGTCCATACACCATTGCGTCTCCGGAAAGTATAGGTTCCGGAGGTAAGCACCGCTGTAATCGCCTGACTTGATCTCGTTCGGCCGGATGAACACGGCTCCTACGCTGTCGCATAGGAACTTGAGCGAGTTGTCAAGCGAGAGCGTGAACGTGTTGGATGCGTCGGCGGGCTGGAGAATCTTCGCGTCGCCGTCTTTGTTTCGGGCCGCGATCACCTTGCCTTGGAAGTTCACGTTTGGCAGGCCGCCTACGATTCCGGAGACGAAAAGCATCTGGAAGTTGTAGTACTTGCCATTTTCCATCAGGTCCGATAGAAGTTTCTCGATGTCTTCGATGTTTCCCTGAACGTCGCCCCAGCACACATCGCTCTCGCGGTGGTAGATGACGGGGCAGATGGAAAGGCCGTGCCGAGCCGTGCTCACCAGTTTGTAGCCGTCCTCGGAGTATGTTTCGGTCAGGTTGCGAATGAACGTCTTGACCGCACTTTCGGTAGAGGCTATGGTGATGGATTCCCAGCGCTCGACGGTCCGGCTTCCGTATATTTCGACGACCGTGGTTCCGTTGTCGTCGAACATGCGTAAGACATTGCGTTTGCCGCCATCGCGCGGGTTCCGGAACTCGGTAATGAGGTCTCCAAACTCGTAGGAGAATACCCGGTAGCCCAGCATCTCCGTCTCCGGGTCCATGTAGACGCAGATCGCACCGTCTCCGGTGCCGAAGCATGAGTTGCCGAACTTAATGAGGGCGTTGTTCATGCCCGTCTGGTTCCAGTATGACTTGATCTGCGAAATCATGTCTGCGTCCTCCATGTCACCTTCGTTGCTGAACTCCATAGGGTTGCCGAAGGTATGGATGGTCTTGTGCCGAAGGATCGACTTCTGGAGAGACACCGATACGCGCTCAACGGGCTCGTAGCCATCGGGAACATTCTTGCGCAATGCCTCGTCGTATCGGTATTTGGGCCGATTCGAACGCATATACACATCATATACCATGTGGGCCGACGGTTGCTTCTCGTTGAGGAAGTCCGACTGCGTAAGCAACCGCCTTGGGTAGCGGTCGAATTGCATCGGCTGTGGCGGGTTCGACGCGAACGACTGATTCATCGTGCAGTTCGTCGCCGGGTTCGGAAGCCTGCGCTCCCACCTGCGCTTTTGCGCTAACTCTCCAATGTTGATCTTCATTATTAAAAAATTTTACCAACCCCCCATCGAATTGAAGGCTCGATAGTAGTCATCCATCGAGTATTCGGGCTCGGCCGCTTTTTTGAGCGTCGCCATGAGCTCAAATATCATTCGGTAAGCAATCGGGTCAAGGTCATCGGGTGAATAATTATGCCTGCGTTTAAACGCTAATTTCGATATAAAGAAGTACTTGCCGTTCTCTTTTTGATCTCGCTTGAGGCACTCGGTCGCTTCGAGGACAAGCAGATCAAGGATGGGCATTTTGTCGTTCTTGCGGCCGTATTGGACAAGAGTAGAGCCCGGTATATCGAAGCGTAGTCGCCCCATTCGAAGGTAGGCGCTAAGTTTGCCGAGTAGCTGATCGCGGAGGCATACATACTGCTCCATCTCGATCACGTTTCCGGCCGAGTCGTATTCTTTTATAGGTGTGCGGTTCGAGACGATTGCCACGACACCGCGCATATAGTCCTCGAAGTAGTTACCAAGACCTCCGGCATCCACCGCAATGTGTTCGACCGGAATGTCGTACTCAGTCTTCAAGGCGCGGACCCATTCCACCTTCTCTCGCGCGTCATCCGTGTAGGTGGTCTCAACGCGATTGCAGGTGAGGCCAGTCCAGATATAAGCCTTGGTGGGGTCGGTTCCGTCGCCGATGTCTACGGTCATGTATCGCTCCGTAGAGGGTTCGAATGGATTCTGATTCGGGCCGGGGAACATGGCCTCGATGTGGCTTTGGTTTACCATTGCCTCTCCTTCGCCCATCTCGCCCCAGTAGCCGAATAATAGCTTCATTCGCTCCGCCTCTCCGACGTTGAACAAGTTGGCTACATTTCCGCCCTGCGTCTGGAAGGTGAGGATTCGGTTATCCATGATGTTACCGGGGATAAACGTGAAGGTCTTGATGAAGCTGTCGGTGGTCAGACCTGCGGCCCGCATCTCAGCGGTCAACATGGACTCAAGGTCAATTCGGCTCTTGACTTCATCCGGCGTCTCGCCCCAGATGATGTCCTCCGGCTTGTCGCCGTTGACTACCATATACATGATCTTGCCGACGCGCTCTGGGCGGACATAATTGTCGTCGCCGATATACCCGGCCGTCCGGAGCATTTTGGAACTCCAGTGCCAGCCGTTCGCGTTGAGGGTGCAGACCATCTTCGGTTTCATACCGGAAGCGTCACGGTTTCGAGAGAACCAGTATTTCCAGATTTTGAAGGTGAAGTTGGTCAACTCGTCGATGGCGATGTAGGAGGCCTGCTTATTTTTCATCTTCTCCTGCGCCTCCTTCTCCTGAGAGTCGGATTGCAGATTGATGTGAGTGAGCATGATGGAGCTCTGGTACTCAGGCCATGCAAAGGAGTAGTCGGAGGCCGAGTATTCGCATCCTTTCATTTCGGAATATATTCGTTTCGCATCCGAAAGAATACCACCCGCAGTGCCTACTTCGACGAGCTCCTTTTTTATGATAAGGCCCGAATATCCGTACTTTCCAATGCCTCTAAGTGCCTCTAACAGAATGCAATATGTATTATGAGTAACTACACACGCCTTCGAAGCGAGGTATAGCGAGTTTGGGTTGCTAACTGCGATGCACCTACACTGCTCTCGGCCGACTTTTTCCACCTTCACGATCCTGCGCGTCTTGGAAAACCTGCGTGCCTTCACCTTCGATGCTTTACGATCCAGCCGGAACAACTTTGCGTTGTCGGCAGTCTGTATATATAATACATAGGCGTTCTTGCACTCGATGCGCACACCGTCCTTCTTATACGAGGTCGCTTTTTGGGTAATCGTACACATACCGCCAAGAGACCATATCACCTCCTGAATATCTTCGGCCAGTTGCTTGGAGGTGGTGGTCAAGCCAACGTTTGTCCTTCTACTGTCAGCATATCCATCCGAGTCCATGAGGCCCTGAATCAAGGCAAAGCGATCCTCTACCGATGCCATCTTGTACCGAGTGGGGATGAATTTCGTATGGGAATAGGAGCCATATAACCCGAGCTCTTTAATTCTCGCTAAAAGGTCATCATCATATATGGTGTAATGCCTTCCATCCTTGGAATCATACAAGCGCTTGCTGTTGTTTTTTAAAAACTCAACAATTTCCGTATCTGTCGTCGTAGCGGTTATTTGTTTTTGGCTCGTAGTCATACATCCATCGCCCAGTAAAAAACCGAGCATGTATGGATCAACAGGCAACTCCTCTATCTGATAGAACGCTACGGGTTCACATAGAGGCACGGCAATATGTTTGTTTGGCTTCTCGTCGAGGTGTTTTATAATGGCCGCGGTGTCCCATACTGAGCAATCCTCGTCTCGGCTCAGGCCATGCAACTTCGCCCTCTTGGATTGTTTTCTCATTTCGTAAACATTCCATAGGTGCTCGTAGGTGCAGTCAACGAAGGCGCCGTCGATAAAGTGTACCCTATATACATCCTGCTCGCCGAGCTCGTAAATGTTGACTACTCGCTGTTGGCCGCCGAAGGTGCTGGAGATGATGTCTCCGGGCTTGAGGTCGCCCATTTTGCGGAATCCAAACGGTGTTGCGATCTGAAAGCTATACGCATGGCCTTTGCCCGCCGAGGCGGAGCCTCCGGTCCAAATGACATCCGCTTCGCAAGTTTGGATTGCTTCCTGAAACCCGGTCTGGCCGATGATGTCTTTATTGTCTCGCAGTTTGGCCCCGTTCACTTTTACCCATCCCTTTTTCTTAACCGTACTGAGTTCGCGCTCTACTTTTGGATAGAGCTGTACGGGTTGTGTATCGGGATTTACGCGAGTGAACATAGTAAAGTTTTATTCGCAAATTTACGATAAATTTTGTTCTTGGCAAAAAATGTTTTACATTTGTCGTTGAGTATGCAAGTATTTGAGAATCATGTAAATGGTACTCGTACTTGCGGAAACATTCACTAATCATTGAAAAACAATGAAGTTTACGAAAGAGCAAGTACTTGGAAAAACCAAGGAACGACTGGGAAAAACCCAAAAGATTTCCGACCGCACCATTTTGGATGCCGCGACAAACGCGATGACCTTCCTGCCCGACGACTCCGATATGGAGATCGACGCCTTCATGGAGAAGTTTATGCCGACCATCACTTCAGTCAACACGAACTTCAACAACGATCAGGGAGCTTTCATTTCGAAATGGAAGGAGGAACATCCCGACCCGAATCCGAATCCGAATCCGGCTCCGAAGCCTAACGACAACGAAGAGATGCCCGCTTGGTACAAGGCCGAGCTTGAGCGTCGCAAGGCATGGGAAGAGGAGCAGGAGGCCAGACTGAAAGGTTTGACCGGACAGCGCCACAAGGAGGAACTGATTCGGCAGGCGCGTGAGGCTTTTTTTAAGCCCGCCGACAAGAAGAAGACTCCTATCGACACCTATAAAGGTGTAGCCGAAATCGCGCTGGAGGATGCGTTCGAGACGATCAAAGAGGATGACACGGTAGAAGCCATTGTTTCGCGGGCTTACTCGCGTTACGAGCGAACGCTGACGGCTCAGGGCCTTCCGGCCACGGCTGGTTACGTTCCCGGCGATCCTACCCCGAATCCGACTCCGAAAAACGGAGAGAAGGACCCGGCCGCCGAAGCGCTTTTGCGCAACCTTGGCATCAAAACCGAAGGCAAGGGTGACGGGGACGGGCAACGACACCATTAATTAACAACTGTTTAAAACCATGAGAGCAGGTTATAACTACAACAAAATGCGGGAGTACTCCATGACTGTTGGTGGTCTGCGCAACGTCTATGGTGGCAAGGCTGAGGTGACTCTGCCTACTGGCTACAATATGGCGCTGGAAGACATGCCTCCCGTCGGAAACGTTCTCCCCGCTGGCACTCCGTTCGGTTGCGACGATTTCGCAAAGACGGCCCAGCCCCACTACGCATTTGCAGTGAACGCGGCTGTTGAGGCTTCGGCTACGCAGGTGCAGGTAAAAAAGGACTTCGAGGGCACCCGTGCCCGCGTCGGCATGGTGCTTATGCACCTTCCGAACGACGTAACGGACCTCGACTACACCGGAACGGGTGTAACCGTTACGGCTATCGACGACTCGAATGCCGACTACGATGTGCTGACCCTTTCGTCCGCCGTGGGCGCACTGGCCGTTGACGACATCCTCGTCGAGGCTTCGGCCGTTGGCTCTGGTGCAACGATCAAGGTCATCCCCACCGCTACTTCGTTCGCGGACATTCCGTGCTACGGAGACGAGCAGACTCAGCTTGTGGACCTCGTTCACATCTGCAACGTCATCTATGCGCGGCGCTGTGCGCCCGTGCATCCGATGATCCGGAACTACATGAACACGCACGGCTATTTCGTTCGTTTCTACGACGGTCTTTAATAAAAACGCATAACTATGGGACTTTACAGCAAAACTCTCTATTACAACGTCGCTCTTTTCTGGGAGGGCGTTGAGGCGTTTACGACCGTCATCAACGACGTAAACGCGAAATACAACGATGCCTTCTGGCGTCGGTTTGCATTCTGGGGCCGTCGCATGCGGACTCCGGAGTGGAAGATCAACGTGCGTGACACGGAGATCAACGTCGCCGCCGCCGTTCTGTCGGCCAACGGCCAGAAGCCGCTCCGCGGTGCTGGTGCATGGCAGACCTACGGTGGTACGATTCCTCTGATCGGTCACGGCTTCCAGATGGATGCTTCGGACTTCATGGCACTCAAGGCTTTTGAGCCTATCGCCGATGACCCGAATTTCCACGCTCGCTACGACTATCTGGAGTGCTTCGCGGCCGCTGTCGGCGGTATGCACTCGCGTATCAACATGATGGTGTTCGAGGGTCTCTCCACGGGCTTCATCACGGCCGACGCTCAGAACAACGGCGAAGGCATCCAGATCGCAGTGGACCTCAACTACCCGTCGGACCGCTTCAAGGTTCCGAGCTACGGTATCTGGGGTAGCGGCACCGACGACCCGATTCAGGACCTTCTCGACATTCAGGACTGGATGGACGACAATTCGTTGCCGTACACCAACTGGCTGATTTCGAAGAAGCTGATCCGCGAGATGTCCGTGAACAAGAATGTTCGCGTGAAGATCGCCATGAAGATGTACCCGAACACCCCGAATCCCGGCCAGATTCCTCTGACCCGCAAGGAGGTGATGGAAGGTCTCGTGAACTACTACGGCATCGTTCCGATCATCGAGATCGACGAGAAGTCGAACGTAGAGCGCGACGGCAAAGGAAACGTCATCAAGAGCTTCGCTGAGGACGTGGCCGTACTTTGCGTGCCCGACCGCTTCTTCGAGCTCCAGAACTGCGAGAACATCTACGAGATGGACAACAACCCCAACGTGCTCCACTCTTCGGTGGAGGAGGGTCGCATCTCCGTCATCGTGGAGTACTTCTCGAACCCCGTCAAGGACGTTACCTCGATGGAGGCTTACGTTCTTCCGGTACCCCGGAACCCGAACAACATCTGCATCCTCAAGACCAGCACGGATCAGCCGTGGGGTGGTAACAAGACGACGAAGGCCAAGGCTGTCAAATCCGCGGCCAAACCCGTCGTTACGACCATCGCTGTCGGCGAGGGCGAGTATGATCGCGCCGCCGTCATCTCCGCTATGGAGACCATCGGCGTGAAGATCAACGCCAACACCGGGGTCGCCAAGACTCAGGAGGCCGTCAATCTACTCGGTGAGGAGAAGATCAAGGCGCTGGAGGGTGTGCTGAACGGCAACACTCCGGCAAACAAGGAAGAGGAGAACCAGTAATATCAGAATACTATGGGCGCTGTACCAAGCATAACTATTGAGGAGTATCTTCGGGGGTTGATTGTTAACTACCCGCTACCGGATGCTGTCATCAACGGTATCTTGGCGCGGCGCAACATAGAGTCTGGTGCTCCGGCCTTTCAACGCAATGACGAAGGGGCAGAGCCGTTGACTTGGATGCGGAAACGTGATCTGGCGACGGCCGATGTCTACTTCGCGGCTGGAACTCTCGTGAATGGTGGCGGTAGCTCAAAGCAGATGGGCAACCGCCGCTACACGGAGGGCCAGATTCAGGTTGCGGAAGGAGACCGGGAATACTGGCGTTCTTTGGCAAATATTATCTACAAAAAGTACGGCGAAGCTACGCCCGAAGAGGCTGAGATTTACGACGCTTCCGGGCTGTGGGCCGGATCAACGGTGAACGGCAATGGATGGTGCTTTTAACTTCTATCCGCACACCTGCGTTATTCGGCGCGGTACTGGCAAGACTGATCCCGAAACCTTCGAGGAGGTTTTCAGCGTGGTATATGAGGGTGAATGCGGCCTGCAACGGGGCAACTCTGGTGGTAGCACCAGCATCCGTGAAGGCCACTACCTATCCTCTCCGCTTATCATCATTCCCGATTCGTCGGTAGACGTTCGGACGAATGACGAAGTGGTAGTCACGGTAGAGAACGCGCGGGTTATCCGTTTTTTGGCCTTGGAGGCCGAAGCGGTGGCCGATCCCGATGTAGGTGGGGTTACGGTATGGCTCAATAAGGGAGACGATCAAAATGGCTAAAAAGGACAATTTCAAGAAGGTGTTCGCAAAGTACGCGGAAGAGTATCTCGATGCTCGTGTGCAGAACGTCTTTCAGAAAGTTGCCTTGAGCATTTTCGACAAACTTATGAGGGAAGACGTGCTCTTCCAGAATCAGACCGGGACACTGACCGCAAGTACGGGAATTGGAATATTCAAGAACGGCCGAATGGTGCAGTGGGTTGATAACCCGAACTACCCGGCTTCCCAGCGAACCGTGACCTACAAGGGTCAGAAAACGGTAGTCAATGGGCAAAAGCTCTTGAACACTACTCTTGCCGCAACCGACGCTCGGACGGCGGGTAAGTATGTGATGGTGTTGGTAAGCTCCGCGCCCTACGCTTACTCCGTTGAAGCCGGACTTGGTACTCAACGCGCCGACGGCATGCCGAAGCGCGGAATAGGATGGTGGAGTGAAGACATCGTACCATATCTCACTCAGCAATTTTTGTTGAATGCGAAATTAATGTCGTGATGAAATTATCGGAGTTGACAGCCGCGGAGAAGATCAGGGACGCTATTAATAACAGTGGCTTGGTCTCCATCCCTGCATTTACGGCGCAGGATGTTCCTACGTCCGACTGGCCCGACGCTTACATCACGGTAACGCTCAACGGAACCGTAACCCGGATGACTACGAGCTCCGATCTCTTCGAAGCAAACGTCATCGTCGGGGTCTACATCCGGCTGTTGTCTACGGGGGCCGCTAATGCCGCAAGGCAGGCCGCCATCATGTCGCAGTTGGACGAGGCTCTTAAAATTCCGGGAACCGTCCTGAATCAAAACGTACTGTACGAAGGTAAGACACTTGTTGCCAATTACTCAACCAAACTCGTAAATCTTCTCGTCCGGATGGCGGGATAAATCGAAAAACAAACACAAAATAATTCACAACTATGGCTAAATTAGCAGAACAGTTCCAGTATGTATCTGGAATTACATGGTTCGACATCTACCAGCGTCCGACGACCGGGACTCCGAAAACGCTCTCGAATATTACCGCGGAGGAGTGGACTGAGGTAGGTGGCTTCCGTGAGGGTACTTTCTCGTTCACTGGCGACGAGATGGAGATTACCTCGCACAAGTACGAGAACGGTCAGGAGATCATCTCCACGACCACCGACGGCACCTACGGCTTCGAGGGCGACCTCGCAAACGTGGCCGAAGAGATTTGCACCAACCTTCTCCAGATGGACGTGCTTTCGCTGACCGCTGGCAGTGGCGCCTTCGTTGAGGGCCGCAAGGTTCTGGGCGCTGGCAAGAAGCTGGCCGTCATCGAGAACTGCATGGTCCGCCTCCGCTTCGAGGAGGGCTTCTGGGACTCGCTGGTGTACCCGAACTGCAAGATTTCCTCGCGTTTCCAAGGCGAAGGTGCTTCGACGGAGCTCTTCAACATCCACGTCAACGCTTCGGCAACGAAGAGTCAGGACACCGACACGCTCGACTACATCTATCTCTTCATCGGGAAGAACGGATCGTCGGTCGCAGGTCGTGCTGCCAAAGCCTCGACCACCGAGTCGAAGTAGCGAACAAAGTATCACCGAAAGGGGGCGGGTGTTTTGACGCTCGCCCCTTTTTTAAAGAAAGCTAATCAGAATGAATATATTCCAAAATGCCAACGAACGGGCAGAGGCTCGGGCCGCGATGTTGCAGGGGCAACTCGACGACAACGCTCCCTTCGAGTTCTACGTTAACGGCAAGAAATACAAAACCCGTAGACTGACGAACTATGTGGCTGAAAAATTGTCAAAACTTGTCTCGAAGTGCGAGTACACCGCCGTCACGCGCGAGGATACGCCCGGAGAGACCTTGAAGGCTATCGCCATGAACCGCAAGATGGTTCCTAAGTGCTTGAGCCTTCTGATCCTCGCCCATCCGGTGAAGGTATGGCTGTTCCACTGGATTTACTGGCGATACCTGCATTTATTCGGTAATCAGGCAGACTACGCCGGGATTCTGGAGAATGCCCTGAACAGTGAGGAGGTCGGCTTTTTTTTTCGCAATATGGCATCCCTGCAAGCCAACAACATGCTGACAGTAGAGATGACAAAAGCAAGTACGAAGAGTATAGCTCAAAAACACGCATCGGAGCCCGAACGGACCTGATCGTGACGCTATACGGCAACATGAACCTATTTACTTGGTATCGCTACTGGTTCGTGGATAGCATGGTGAAACAGACGATCATGCTGGCCGACAAGTCCGGTCTCCGGAAGAAACCGAAGGGCGGGAAGGTGACGCCCGGCAACGGAAAGCCGAGCAAGTACACCGACAAGGACCTGATAGAGATGAACCGGAAGGCCGGAGAGCGATACATGCAGAAGCTCTTCCAGCAGGGCAAGATAACCGAAGAGCAGATGGCCGATTATATCCGTCGAAAAACGCAAAAAAAGTAACACATGGCTGACGATAAACTTATAATCCCAGTAGGCTTCAACTTCAACATCGAGGAGATCGACAAGGAGTGGCAGGCCAAGAAGGCAGAGATAGAAAAGGCTCTCAAGGCCGAAATAAGCCTGACTTTCAAGATGCCGAGCACCAAGAGTATCGACAACTTGGAAAGTGTCGTAAGCCGCCTGAAAGACCTCAAAATAGAGCCTATCACGCCGGAGACCAAGGATGCGATCTCTTCGCTGACCCGTGAACTCACGACGCTCCAGAAGATACTCGAACGCATCCAAGCACTCAATATCAAGTCAGCCAAGGACGTAGCGGCCACGGCACTGGCCGAAGAGAAGATCACCACACAGCGAGCGATTGCCGCGAAAAATCTCGCTCAACAGCGTAGCAACAACGCACTTGCGGTAACTCGGGAAAATAAGGCTCTCCTCCAGCAGAAGACGCTTGAGGATCAGGCGGCGCTGGTAAAACTCCGGGTTCAGAAGGCCGAGGAGTCGCTTACGAATGCTCGGAACCGAAGTCTTGGGGCCATTAAATCGCAAAACTCGGCGTTGGCTACCCAGAAGGGGATTCTGAACGGCATGCCTCAATTCCTGAATCAGTACCTCTCGATTTTGGGGGCATGGCGACTGGTAGACAACATCCGTAAGACGACGGCCGATTTCGAGCTCCAGCGTATCTCGTTGCAGGCGATGATTCAGGACAAGGAGAAGGCCGATAAACTCTTCGGCCAGACTCTTGAATTGGCTATCGAGTCTCCGTTTACTGCGCAGGAGCTCCTCAGCTACACCAAACAGTTGTCAGCGTATAGAATCGAGACCGACAAGCTCTTCGATACTACGAAGCGTCTGGCCGACGTGTCGGCTGGTCTCGGCGTGGATATGAGTCGATTGATTCTTGCTTATGGTCAAGTCCGGGCCGCCTCGGTGCTTCGTGGTCAGGAGGTCCGTCAGTTTACCGAGGCCGGTATTCCGTTAATCCAGCTTCTCGCAGATAAGTTTACCTTACTGAAAAATAGAGTAGTTGACACTTCGGAGGTATTCGACCTTATCTCCAAGCGTCAGGTTCCCTTTGAAATGGTTGCTGATATTTTCGAAGACATGACCAACAAGGGGGGCATATTCTATGATATGCAACAGAAGCAGGCGAATACTCTGTACGGTATCTATCAAAAGCTCACCGACAATATTCAGCAGGCGTTCTATCGTGTCGGAGACTCGCAACTGGGGGCTCTTAAAGCGGCCGGAAACCTGCTTGTTTCGATGGCGAAAAATCTGGAGACAGTTCTATCCGTAGGCACCAACCTCGTTGGAATATGGGCCGCAGGTAAAGTAGCGGCCGTGGCCTATGGAAGCGCCGTATACGGAGCAGAAGCGGCAACTGCCAAGTCTATCCTGACCGATAAGAAGAAAGCCGCGTCGCAGTTGATTCAGGCCAGCAACTATCGTCTGCTTACTACCGAAGAGCTCAGGCTGATTGCTACTACTAATCGACTTACCGCCGCGGAGATCGCTCAGATGGGGGTCAATAACCCAGCGGCAAAAGAACTCGCCCTCCGACTTATTGCCCTTGGTAGATTAAATAAAGCCGAGGGCCTACGTCTTGTACAACTTGGTATGCTAACGAAAGCCGAGGTATTGTATGCCGCCGCTACTACCAAGACTCAACGAGTGGTTCTGTTGTTTTCAAGCACCATTGGAAAACTGGTCGCCAACCTGAAAAGCCTATGGACTTCACTGGTTAGCAATCCTCTAACTATTGCTTTTGCAGGACTCGCCGCCGTAATATCTGCGTTTCGCGCCCTCAATAAGCATACTGATATGTATAAGGATGCAAACGAGAAGATGACTCAATCGGCCAAGGAATCTCTGTCTGCATTCAAAGAGGAGTATTCTACCATCCAGCGAATTTATAAGGATCAACTATCCGGCTTGGATCAAAACTCGGACAAACATAGGGAGATCAACGAGCGCCTCACGGAGATGTTATCCCGTAATGAAGAGATTGCTAAACTGATAAAACAGCGAGTCGTAGGAATATCTGATGAAGCTGATCGCATGCGCGAACTGGTTCGGTTAGCTGATCTGTACCAAGAAACTCTCAGCATCACCGCATCAAACCCAACGCTGTTTAGTGGGGCCCTACAAGCCTCCGGTCCCGGATGGATGCAGAACATCGACAAGTTGGCCTCCAAATATAAGTCCAACATGAGCTCCATTAGTTCAGAGCTTGGAAGGTTGCTTGCTGATGGGGTTCACAACGAAAATGTACTCCTAAACAATTTACGAAAAGATATGGATGCAATGGAGCGTTCCGGAGCATCCTACGCTGAACGTATTCAGGTACTACTCTCCTATTTTAAGGACCTTCAAAAATACCAATCGTCGGGTATCTTTGATTTCAAAACCCTTAATCAAAACATCGGAAACACTGTTAGGGTCTTTCAGAACGCATCCGATGCGGCTGATAAGTTCTGGTATCGTATTCAGTCTCAGTACAAGGAGTTTAGGGGGCAGGTTATCGACTGGAGCGACTTAAAAACCTTCGGCTTAAAGCCGGAGGATGCAAAAGATTTTCAGGAACTCCTTCGCAGTTTCGCTAAAAAAGGCGTCGAGGCTATGCGTGAAGAGTTCAAAGGCGCTGGCCCGGAGATGAACGAGATTTTGCTGAATGTGTTCGGTCTTACAGACATATCACGGGTTCTAAGCAAGGGAGAAGAAGAGTTGAAGGGCTGGCGGAAGCGATTTGCTGATGCCCTTGGATCGGCGATCAAGCCCAACACTCAGTACGACGAAGGCGTCGATGGTCTTATCAAGCAGTACAAGACGGCAAAGGAGACGTATGACAATCTATCCAACGCTGTAAACGCGGGTCAAAAAGAGTTCACCAAGGACTTAACCGAATCCGAGAAGGTCTTGAAACTGCTCAGGGATATTGCCAAAGAGTATGGCATAGAACTCGATAAGAAGCAGGCGACCAAAACAATCAAGGATCGGACGCAGGCCCTCGAAGGCGAAGTGAAGGTTCTCAAGGAGGCATACAGCCGCTACCAGTCTCTCAAGAAGGTCCGGGGTGATGCCTTGGCCGCCAGCGACGTAGAGAAGCTGTACGGCGATCTGGCGAAGAACTTCAACTTCCTCACTCCGTCGCTCGCGCTGACTCCGGAGGAACTGGTGGCGCAACTCAAGAAGGCGGCCGAGTATGCTCAGAAACAACTCAACAACAAGAACGCGGCCCTCAAGTTCAATATGGATGTCTCCGACACCTCCTACGACGCGCTCAAGGAGGGAATAGAGAAGGACCTCAAGCGTCTGGCGAACGACATCACGCTCCAGAACGAGGCCAAAAAGATGTACGAGTCTATTTTGGCGGCTACTGGGGATATGAACTTCGCGGCCCAGATCACCACTTCGACTACGGGCCTCGACACGCTGGATGTGTTCAGCAAATTGCGCGAGCAACTCAAGAAGACGCTGACGGCATACCAGACCAAAAGCGGTGGCCTAATCGACTGGGACACTCTCTTCGCCACGGACGAAGCGGGCAACAAGACCGTACTCGACATAAAGAAGGTGCAGGCCGCGATCAAGGAGCTCCCGGAGACCGTACAGACTTCGGCGAAGTCGGCCATGAACGCCTACTTCGGTTACGAGCAGGAGACGGTCAAGAAGATGGCCGAAAGTGTCCAGAAGTTCGGAGACTACGAGAAGCGCCGCAACATCATCGCCGCGAAAGCGGCCGAAGAGCGGGCGCGGATCGAGTCCAGCACGATACTCACACCGGACCAGAAGGCTCAGGGCGTTGAGGCCGTGAATAAATCCGAGCGCAGGCAGATCGCAGGGGTGAATCTCGACGAGATCAAGAACCTCGAAATGTTTGCTCAGGCATTCGGTGACTTGGATCGCGTCGGCACCAAGACGCTGGGGAACCTCACCTCCATGATGAAGAACTTCTATGAGGCATCCAAGAACGATTTGGACCCGACGCAACTCCGGGAGGTCGTGAGGATCATTCAGAACCTCGAAGAGCAGTCATGGGAGCGCAGTCCTTTCGCGGCGATCAAGGAGGGAATAAACGACATTCTGACCGGAACCCGAGAGGTTCAGGCGGCCGAAGCGAATCTCGCGGCGGCTCGTGCGGCGCAGGCGGAGGTCGAGAAGCGAAACGCCTCCGAGATTGCGATTCTCCGGCTCCAGATGTCTCAGGCCGGAACCGACGAGGAGAGGGCTACGATACTCCAGCGGATCAACGATCTTGAGCGTCAGAATCGGGATGCTGTCAAAAACACCCAGCAGGCGGTTGAAGATTTGGCCGCGGCCGAGTACAAGGTCCAGACCGGGTTTACCAAAACAAGGGTGGCGTTAAGTCGAATGGATAAATTTCTCGGGCAAGTATCAGCCGGAATAGGCGAAGTTAACAATGCCATAGGGGTATTCAGCGACGTTTTTGGCGGTGCATTTGGTAAGGAAGCATCTGCCGCCATTCAAGACATCCAAAAGGGATTCCAAGTGCTTCAAGCAGGCATTGCTCTGGTCAATGTGGTTTTAGCTATCACTGATGCTACGGCTAAAACACTGATGACTACAATGTTACCTCTTCTGGCGGCGGCGGCCGTTTTGGGTAGCATACTTGCCATATTTAGTGCTCAACAGCGTCGAATCAAGGAGGAGCAGGAAGCATCGGAACGTGCCGTCAGGAAGCTGGAGAACGCTTATAAGGATTTGGAGAGAGCGATGGATCGAGTCTATTCCACCTCTGATATAAATAAGGTAGCAAGAGAACAGACTCAGAATCTCCTTCGACAGCAGGAAGAGCTTCGTAAGCAAATCCGTCTTGAGTATCAGAAGAAGGACAAGGACTTCGATCAGGGCAGAGTCGATGACATGGAGCGACAAATCGAGGAGATCGGCCAGCAGATCGCCGATAACCGCCGCGAGTTGGTGGAATCGTTCTACGGGACCGACTTTAAGACCTTCTCCTCCGATCTCGCTCAAGCGATCTATGATGGAGTGAAGGACGGTAGCCTCTCCGCCAAGGACGCATGGAATGAGACCGTGGACGAGATGGTGGACAAGATGATCCTCGAACTGGCGGCGGCAAGATTTATCATGCCGGGCGTCGAGAATATCATGGACAGCTTCATGGAGCAGACACGTCGTTTAAACGGATTAAGTCAAGACGAACTTCCGACGCTGGAGCAATTCCCGTTTGAGGATTTCCGTGAGGCTTTGTACGCTTATTTCGGCGAGATATGGGGCGATTTCTCGCAGTGGTTGCCGGACGGCGGAGAATCCAATCTGACGGGTATTTCGAAGGCCGTTGGTTCGCTCACCGAGGACACGGCGCTGGTGCTGGCCGCGGCCGCGAACTCGATGATCTACTATCAGGTGGCCCAGTACGATCAGGTTGTGTCAATCAATGCGATCCTGACCGGATGGAACGAACTTATCATGGGAACCGAAGAGACGGCCGGGCTGATCCCGACGCTGATGGCTTCCCAGACAGAATCAATGGAGCTCCTTCGTGGAATCAAGAGCGACACGGGCCGCATCGCTACGGCGACGGAACAGATGGCCGACGACATCGGATCGGTAGTCGCACCGCTCGGATCGAAGGTGGGAGCCAAGGCAATTAACGTAAATAGCTGATAATTATGAAGTTAGAACTTAAAAGGCGTTTTTTGGGAGAGAGCTATACGATTGGCTCTCTCTCAATCGACGGCAAGAAATTCTGCGACACCTTGGAGGATAAGGTGCGCGACCTGAACAAGAACGGAGTCTTCGACGGCGACGAGAAGAAGGTGTACGCGGAGACCGCGATTCCATATGGCACCTACAACGTCGTGGTAGACTACTCTCCGAAGTTTAAGCGAGAGCTTCCGCGCTTGCAGAACGTGAAGCACTTCGAAGGCATCCTGATCCACCGAGGAAACACGGCCGAAGACTCGGCCGGGTGTATATTGGTCGGCGAGAACAAAGTTAAGGGTAAGGTCGTCAACTCCACGCCCTACGAGAAGGAACTGGTACGGATTCTTAAAGAGGCTCAGGACCGGAAGGAACCCATCACCATTAAAATCGTATAGCC